TACAATCAAATATAAAAAATCTCTCCAGTTATTTCACGTACTTTATATCTGTTAAATACAAATACAACTTTTACCCAATATCCGGACATTTACAGATAAACACTGCATTTATTGAAAAACCCGGTAAAAATGACTGTTTCTAAGCCCTCCTAAGGCCATTGCAATTCAATAGTTGAATGTATACCCATCTTTATCCGAACGCTTAACGTCGTACAATTATCCGAACGCTTATATCTATAATATATGCAAAAACCCTTGCGCTATCCGAACGCTTATGCTAGTATTATTAGTAGGGGAAAGAACAGAGCAAATAGTTAATTACAAGGCTTGATAGTTCACTCCGAATCAACATAAACAACAGAGGTATTACACAACTAGTACTTCACAAGGAAAAACAAATAATGGTAATTCACTATTACAACCGCGCTAGCAAGCGCTACACGGCACTACAAAACATTAAACGTAAGATTATCACAGTTGCACGATACGCGGGCTTAATCGCTCTCATATGGGCTCTAGGCGTAATCTTTACAGCATAAGGAGTATAGATATTATGACAAGGAAAGCATCATATGCAATCGCCACAATTAGCGCAATGCTAGGACTAGGTGCAATCGTGCTTTGTTCCTACATTGCAATAGCAGGGAGTTTAATCTAATGAATACACGGACGAATATTATCAATTACAGCACCAATTAAACGAGGAAAACTTATAATGTATAACCTAGTTGACCCATTAACAAACGTACAGGTAGAACAGTCTTATGAATTGGTTGACCTATTTAAAAAGCTTGACCTTTACACTAAGAAAAACAGACAAATAGTTATCACCAATGAACAGGGCGAGGTAGTAGCAGGCAATCTTATAGCATTTGAATATGCAGGAAAAACACTATAATGTTCGCAAGTCTTTATATCGTAATACTCGTCCTAACGCCCCAGGCGCAACTTACAAAGCAAACATGTGATTATAGCCACAATGTAATGTCCGGCACGTTAGAACGGCAATGCGGGGCACTACAGGACAAATATAAGCTTGAATACATTTGCAGTAATAACAAACCTAATAGCCTATGTTGGCTAGAGGATAAAACAATATGACAGCCCACAACCAACCAAAAGGAATTTTACGCAAACCAATGCGTCGACTTATGCAACTAAATAAACGATTTAAAAGGAGCAAATAACATGTTTACACAACTTGAATACGACAGGGGTGACGCCATAGCGATCAGTTGGCATATTGACGATGTAAAGTAAAAGACCATATCACAAGCTGTATTAGCCACATTGATGAGGATAAACAGCAGATTATATTTATAAACCCAAATGATAGTACTGACGAGTGGTACACATTCACATTAAACAACGAAAGTGTAGACGTATGAAAAATAACAGATTAGAGACAAGCGATTACATTGATCTTAGTAAAGACTGGTATTACGTCCAAGGTTTAAGGGACTTAAAACGCCCTGGAACTGTCGGCAAAGACATTGTAGTATTTGCTAAGAATCTAAAAGAGGCAAAGCAAAAAACGACTTCATGGGCATTTAACAATAACATTGGTGAATTACACTTTTATCGCAACAACTATAAACCTGACGCCAGACGTTTGATAGCCTATGGACAAGTAATAAAATGATCATCGGCGCATATAACTTTGACGATGATCAACAGCTAGAAAAGTTTATTGGTGATCTAAAGGCCGAACGGCCGAACGATGATAATCGCAATAGATTGCTTGATGATCTGGAAAAACATATCACTGATACAGTCGAACAGTGCAATTCATTTGAGGAAAAGATGGACCGGCAAAGCAGGTTAGTTACCAACGATATGCGGGCAAAGTTGCACGACATGGAACTGAATTTACGCCGGACATTAAACACAATAACAGAGATTAAGGAGGGCTAGGGTATGAATCCAACAATGGCATTGAAATTGATAGGCACGACCAGTATGCGTTACGCTAAGAAAATAGGTGATGAGATAACCATATTCCAAATAACCCATGGTGATAATTCTGCTAAAGTAAAAGAGGAAAAAACAAAAGCTGGCAAAACGCTAGTAATGACATGGAAAGGTGACTTATATGAATTCAAGCAGTCGTAATTTATCGGAAGTCGCAAAGCAAACGTTTGCAAATAACGCAGAGCGTCATGCAAATAATCAACGTATGAGGGCACTTCTGGGCGTTTTCACGGCCTTGCTGTTCACATATGGCATATGTATCTACTTTATTGGTAAAGTGATCTTAGACGTGCTTACACGGCCTTGATCATTTACGGCACTAAACGAAAATGATAACGTCCAAACTAATGGGCGTTATTTTATTTAGGCGCTTGCTCTTGGGTACGCGATGCATCCGGTGACGTTGCACCCGGGTACATTGCCGCGTGAATTTTAAGGGGATCACCTGTTTTGATAGCCGCTTCAATCTCGTCTTGTCGCGTAGTATCGGCCGGTTCGGGTGGGGTGTCATTTTCAGGGAGTTCGTCTACGCCGGCAGGTTTTATAAGCTTTTTCGATAGTGAATCCATAAGCCTGACCAACTCCGGAGGGGTAGGCAAGTAAAGAACGGAGGTTTTGCGTTGGTAATCATCCTCCGTGATATCGTTCTCTGTCCGCAGGTTGTCATACTGTTGCAGCAATTCCCAGTCCGCTAACGCGCGCGACAGCCTAGCATCGATGAGTTGATGCAGCTTACGGGTTAATGCTTCGGGCGTTATCACCCGTTCATTTTTAATTTTATTCCGCCAGTTCCTAAGCTTATTGTCGTTAAGAACTATTAGCCTACGCACATCTTCGGGGTCTAGCACGACGTTATGCTGCTCTTCGATCATCAACACAATCATCTGCGGGGTGTACTTGTACGCGGCAAGTTCAAAGCATTTATCGCGCAGTATTTCAGGGACGTTTGTTTCTATTAAAGCTTGCGTGCGTTTTTTTACCATAAGGGAATATTAGCATATTGACTATCCGGACGCAACGGCGTATAATACAAGCATGCTTACGGTTCGTCCGTTAGCACAACAAAAGCGCAGGACTGAACAACATAACACCCCACAATTAAAAAAGAAAAGCCCCTCGGGTGAGGGAGCTAATCGATAAGGTGCACAACTGGCACTGACGGAACCGAACATAACTATTTCATTATAGCGTGTCCCTCCGGACTGTCAAGCACCAGACAGGAGTTATATGACACTAAATGATCCGCAAACTAAACCGGAATTTATGCCAGACTTTTTCACGATACCGTGGCAAGTTTGGACAGACAAAAACATCACACCGCTTGGCGCAAAAGTATTTGCCGTGGTGTACTGGTACGAAAGAATGAAAGACGGCTATTGCCATGCTAACAATGCAACGATCGCTCGTATTGTCGGCTCTGGTAATACTGTCTCTATTTCTAATGCACTCAAAGTTCTAGTCGAACGTGGCTACCTAGATGCTACATACGATGGAATTACAGGTAATAGGACTGCTCTATCCACACTGATCGCCTATGGAGAGACCCCATCATTATTTAATGATGCCCCATCATCAAATGATGATGCACCCCATCATCAAATGATGAATGATAATAAGAATATAAAAAAAGAACATTCTATTATGTCCGATTCCGAAAAATTAGATATTGAAAAGCTATATCGTGGATGGCTAATTGAAATGGTGATCGGCTTCGCTGTGTGGCAGGGCTTCCAGGACGATCCGCAGGCTCGTCGTGATTACTTGGTAACTGCACGGAAGAAAGTTAGGTTAACCGAAAAACGTCGTCAAAAGATGTTGTCTAGGTTACGTGAATTAGGTATGGCTGATTGCATCAAAGCTATCAAGAACGTCGCTAATGCTAGTGATTTTTATAGAGGTAACAACGACAATAAGTGGAAAGCCACTATCGAATGGTTGTTCAATTCTACTGAAAAGACGGAAGAGTGGGCCAATAAATGAGTAGTTTAACAGTATTGGAACTTCGTAAACAACTTGATATTGAATTATTGAATGCTCGAATATCAGAGGCTAAAGTTATCAAAACGCTAGTAGGTAAATCACATCATATGGATATGAAGAAAAAAGATATGGCATATTGGATAGATAAACGCATTGCTAAATTAGAAAAACAGAGATCGGAGCTAACGAATGAGTAAAATCATAGCACAAGAGCTTAGTGCAATTATTCAAAATTACATCTACGAAAAACTTGGACAGTACACAGAATTCGAGGTGCAATACAATAAAGATAATATCCATATATGGGTTAAAGTCCCAGAGGGAGAGGTAGGAAAATTATGAGCGATCCATCTAAAAACCTTAAAGAAGCAATGAATTTTATAACTAAGCAGCGTGTTCAATCCATTGATAGTGCGCTAACCCAATACATCAAATCGGCTATTCTGATGCTTGAAGTACAAGGTAAAAACATTGAAGATTATACGCTTATCCAAGTGCATAATCCTATGGAGTTTGTCGAAAATGGCGCAAGGGTTATTGTACAATGGCGTATCGTACATGTTGATAAAGTAAAAAATCTACCAGTGGTAGGGGAGACTGAATAATGAATAAGAAGAATAGTGATGAAGAGCTGGAACGCCTAGTAAATGAATATGTCGACCGCTGGTATTTGTCAGAAGACGGAGACTCAGATGCCTTGATAGTATCCAGCAAAGGCGAGATGAAGAGACAGATGGTATCTATCGTCAAATCCCGTGACCAACAAATAGCCTTGGCTGCACGGAAGCAGACAGTACAGGTACTCAAGAGCAGGATGTTAAAACACTTCACTAAATGGGGCGGAAATCAGGGGAACTGCGTGACAGAGGACACCCTAGACGATTACCTTGAATCTATAAATGCCACCCTTAAACAAGCCCAGGAGAAGAGTGATGAATGATGAAAAACTGCGTGAGAGTGTCTGGCGATTTTGTAGGACAGAAGAGGCTGCCGACAAACTTGTCCAGCTCATCAAAGACCGTGACACCAAACGTGATGCGTATGTGATCGGTGAGGACAGAGAGGAGAACTCAAAATACACGCTCGTTCAAGCAGCCCAAGTTGGTTACAACAATCGGGGTACTGATGCTCGTCAACGTGCATCCACCTGGAACAGTAAGGAGCAATCATGAATAGTACCTATGAACAAAAGAGAGATGAGATAGTCGTAGACCTTGTGTTTCAAACAATCGGTCTTGACGACATTGGCACATCAGATGCGATTGAAGCAAAAGCCAAGCAAGCTATCGACTTCCTCGTTCAGAGTGAAGTACGTAAAGTACTAGATAGGCTAGAACAACAGAAGACCAACACGTTTATCGCACCTACACACGGCATTCCTTTGTCAGCTATTGAAGCCGAACTAGCAGCCCTAAAAGAGGTAAAGAGATGAACCACGAACAATTAAGAGAGACACTCACCTCAACACTGTGGGGCAAGAACTACGACGAAACACTAGAAGAGGAACGTCCAGTTATAGACAAGGCTGTAGACGCTATTATGGCTCTATTTGATACCTACAGTACGCAGGAGCGCATAGACGAACTGAACCTTATCAACCATGCACTTCAGTACAAGCTGGAGAAGGGCGACTGGGAGACACTTTGCGAGTACGGCAACGCTCGTCTAACCGACCTCTACAGTATGCAAGGGCCAACTAAAGAAGGTGAGGATACAAAAACGATCCTTCACGCGGAGGGGTACAGCCACACTCGGCTTGTCTACTTTGTAAGTGAACACGACGGATCTTACTGCTACTCAGAGCTTGGAGATGGCTACGACAATTTGCACTACCTGCACGTGGCAAATCCTTGGGATGACGATTTCGCCGAATGGGTACCTGTATCCACTAACGACTTCGATCTTGGACTCTGTAATACCTGCAACCAAATGACCAACCACCTACACGGTATATGTCAAAAGCATGAGCCAACTAACGGTGATCTAAATACATGAGTAAAACAAAAAATGCTGTCTCGGTTAAAGATCTACCATTTATTGATAGCTTATCTGAATTAAATTTAGCAGAGCGAAAGAAATACGGTCTTTACTTACCTAGTGGACAGACAAACTACTACCGCATACAGCAAATGAAGGGGCAAGGTGGATCCACAAAAGATGAAACCTGGGACAAAGCAACTCACCACCACACCTGTTGCCAAAGCAAAGTCCCGTGGCGACATAAGACATCATGTAGTCAATTAAATTTTAATGATTAGCAACCCATTAACCAATAAAGGAGACACTCTATGAACGAGGAATTGCGAAACAAAGTTGAAAAAATGATCGGTACAGCAATATTAAATAACGACAAGAACTACACCGATGATATGATGGCCGTGATAAAACCTTATCTTGCCGACGAAAACTGGTGGATAGCATCTCTTGGTGCTGTTAATCCAGAGAGCAAAGTTCTTGGCCCATTTGCTACCAGAGAACTCGCCCTGAGGGTACGTGAGTATGTTGAAAAAGCTAATAAGCCTCACACTTACTGGGTCGCTAAGGAGGTCTAGCCATGAGTTCATATAGAGAACAACTAAAAGAACACTTCGAATCTAACATGCTAGATGGTGACAAAGTAGAAGATTGCGGAGACGCAATGCTACACGCTGAAAATGTATGGGAATACGTCCAGGAGGTCGTAGCACAAAAACAAAAAGAAGCCCGTATAGATGAGTTGGAAAGACTGACAAACTCCTATGATAGTGATTTGGGGTGGGACATATCTGATCGTTTGTTAAAGCTAACCACCACAGAAGAGGAACAACATGACCAAAGCCCTAGATAAAACAAACGAAAAAGCCAGATCCAAAGCTAACGATAAACCCTACTACAAGCTTATAATGGACTACGTACGAGCTTGTCCCTACTGTGACGCCCAACTCCACTCAAACGGTATGGAGATGACCTGTGAGTGCGGAATATGGGTAGCCTCTTGGATAGACATGACCTATACCTACACTAAGAAGGAGCAACAAGATGACAACAGCTGATTACAAGAAAGACAAACCCCTCACTACCAAGCAAAAACAACTTCTCACCAAAGCAGTTAAACGTATCGTTAAGCAATACGGTGAGGTATTAAGGAGGCTAGCAAAGTCATGAGCGAGCTACAAAAGGAAGTATCAAATTGGATTGGAGTTGGATTCTTAGCGCTATTATTGCTAGCGACATTAGTCGGGGTTATTTGGCTCATCGTAATGATATTGAGGAGTCTGCATGATAAATGAACCTTTAAAAATCGTTGCAGCCGCATACCTTCACCGGGGAATCATATTCACCGGGTCGCGGCACTATCGCATCATCCAGGACATTGCGTGTATGTTGGGGGAGCGGACATTTGAAGCTAATAGCCAGGACGGGTTTATGACAAACCGTGGTGAATTCGTTAATCGAACTACAGCAGCGGCAATTGCGCGCGAGGCCAAGCAAATACCGACAGAATTCACAGGTACACTCTACAGTGAAGACCTATGGCCTGATCCGGAGAGCACCACACGGGAGCTGGCTGGTATCGAAGGTAAGCTATCCATATCGAATGCATCCTGGCAGCACGCGTTCGCCCACGCCAACGGCAACATGGATACGGCAATCGATGAGGTATTTGAAATGTTGATTGGCCGTTATGTGCAGGCGAGCCAAGCGCGTAATTGGGATGAACGCAATAAGATTTATTCTGCAAATGCAACTAAGAAAATCATCCGTGAAAATTATAAAAAATGGAAAAGAGGGGAATTGATATGACAGATCACTATGTACATACAAATACTAAGGGGGTTATTTACCACCTACACAAAAAAGAAGTCACCTTGCGCGGTGGTAGAAAACAAATGATTTATTTTTTCAGGAAAAAACTAGGCGAGGTAAGTGCGATTGACCATAAACCGTATGAGACGTCGTTACTACCAGAGGGTATGATCGTAAGAGAGAATCCTCGTAACGGGTTTTTAACAATTGGTAAATATGAAAATAGGGTTAATAGGGAGGATCAAGACTAATGGCAACTTTACGAGGTATACTTATCGAATTTGGACAAAAATATGATTATCCAGAAGTGGATATCAGTGCAGAAAATCTCTTAGAAGAAACTGAACAAAAAATTTTAGATGCTATGGGGTTAGACGTTAACGGGCATCTTGAGGCAGCAAAACATACGCTATGGCGCAGGATTGCGTTTGTCGAGCGCTACGGCACCTTGAATGAAGTCGAGGCAGTACGAGAATATTCTGAACCAGAATTTGGCGATGTGGATGCTATTAATGCGATGAATAATGAAGTGGCTAAAATTTTTAAACCAGTCTATGATCGTGAAGCAAAGAAAAGCATAACAGGGGGTGCAAGATCATAATGGGTATTACGGGTGAAGATATGAATAAAATGACAGGTATCAAAGTTCCGACGATGGGGATGGATGAATCGACAGCGACCAGTCCATCGTTTAGCGAAGCCGATTTAAAGGCCCTAGACGAGCTTGAAAAGCGCGATGCGATAACTAAAAAAAGCTCACTTTCACGTTCAACGCGCGCCACACGTAAGCTACGCAAAGCACAGCGTCAAAATCGTAAGGCTGGTAGGAAACGATAATGGACGAAAAACTATTCAAAACTACTGGTAAATGGTGACGGTCGTAGAGCTGATGAAATATATTTCAAATAAAGAAGCTGGCAATGGCGAAGAAACCTGGTAAAAAACGTAAGGCCGGGCCAACGCATATTTTGGTGTGCGATCCGGAACATAAAGAGTGTAAGGCAGTGAGGATTGATGATGAGCAAAAAAGCTAACGAATTAAATTTACAGGTATTCGATGTTCATATGGGCATGTTCGATTATGGCGTTCGTTTTTGCATCGGTGAATATAAAAAAGCAGTTGAATATGTTGCCTGGGTTTACAAAATAGATAAAGAAGATTTGTTCAAACCTATCCACGAACCTCGAGGCACATGCTTTAACCGCCCTGGATATGTACCAATAATATGGGTTGAAAAGAAACCGGAAACACCTCGAGAAATTGCAACCCTTGCACATGAATGTATCCATGCAATTTCATACATGTTCGATTGGGCTAATATGCCATTCTGCAATGAAACCGAAGAGGCATTTTGTCATGCTACCGCTCACATAATGAATGTCGCGTTAGGAAAGATCAAATGATCTATACCGCACGCGACTATCAGGTAGAGGGCAAGAACCGGGCTATTGAGCATCTACTTAAAAAAAAGCCTCACCCAATAGTGTTACAGATGGCCACTGGTGCTGGTAAGTCAATTGTGATTCGGGACATTGCACATGAGATCAAGACCGAACATCTACCTAATGCGAAAATCTTGGTATTGCAACCAAGCAAGGAACTCGTAGAACAAAACTACGAAAAGATGATGGCCGTCGATGGGTTGGACATTGAAGTTGGTATTTACTGCGCAGGATTGAAGCGCAAGGAAATCCGCGACATTACCTATGCAACTATCCAATCTATTTACCGGAAGCCTGAATTGTTCTTGGAATTCGAGATAGTGATCATTGATGAATGTCACCAGGTTAATCCGGAAAATCTCGAAGGCATGTATACGAAATTCCTAGAACAAATCGGGTGTAGGCGTGTCTTAGGGCTCACCGCTACCCCATACCGCTTACGGCCATACTACTACTGGGAAGGTGATGAGCGCAGGCAGTCGGCCAAGATGGCGATGATCAACCGCATATATCCATTCTTCTTTAAGTCGATTATTTATCGAATTGAAACAGATGAGCTCATCGATCAAGGCTACCTCGCGCCGATACTGTACCGCAATGTAGAGATAGGCGAAATGTCACAGCTAAGACTTACGACTACCGGCCAGGATTACACATACGAAAGTTTGAAGCAGTATTGGCTAGACGATATTCACATGATGAAAATGGCACAGGTAATTCAAAAGATAGATCAGTATTGCCAACGCAGCCTGACGTTCTGCGCGTCGATTGAACAGGCAGCCAGGGCTAAGGAAATGCTCGCAGAGATGGGTATCAAAGCCGAGATGGTATTTGGCGATACCAAGCCGAAGGAGCGGGCGCAGCTGGTGGCAGACTACCGAGCCGGCAAGTTTAAGCACATGCTTAATGTTGGGGTATTCACTACTGGGTTTGATGTGCCGGCGTTGGACTGCATCATTTTAGCCAGGCAAACTATGAGCCTTGCGCTCTACTATCAGATGGTTGGCCGTGGAGTGCGCCTAGACCCGGAACGGCCACAGAAAAAATTACGTGTATATGATCTGGTCCGAGTGAGTGAAAAGCTCGGACGTGTTGAAACCATAAAAGTCGTAAGGGAGGAGCATGGATTTAGGGACAAGGTTATTTCAGAAGTCGGTAACATGACTGGCGTACCATTATTTGAATTTGCAGTTAATAAAAAGGAGTAAATTATGTTTGAATATACATATATCATCATCATGAATAGCGATGCGGACGAGAAATCTGTTGAACTTTTTAAGCTGATCGATCAAGGTTGGAGAGTTACGCATAATACAGGTGTAGCTCATGGCGTGCATTATATTTTGAATCGCCAACTTAGCGAGGAAGAACTGATTAAAAGACAAGAGCAAAGACAGAAGGAGAGCAACAATGCGTGAGGAAGAAAGCACGGTCTATGACCCGTTAAAAAAGATTCAAAGTGAACAAATCCCTGATGATACTATTACGGTGATCATTAAGTGTGGCGGTAAAACGTACATGCGCGGCATTAAGCTCGAGGATACCCAGGAAAAAACCGCAGCCCTTGTCGGTAACGTGATGCAAAGCGTTCTCGACACGGTTGATGCTAAGGGATTAAAGGCGGGCGGTAGCCGGCACGACCCAGATACGGAGATTGAATAATGATCTGGAGTTTTATCTTAGCGGCGATAGGTATTCTAGGCATTTACTTGGCTGGAAAGAATAACAAGTACGGTTGGGCCCTAGGTATATTTGCGCAATTACTGTGGTTTATATTTGCAATAGTCACAAAGCAATATGGATTCATAGCTAGTGCAGTAGCTTATGGGTATGTTTATACTTTAAATTTCTATAAGTGGCACAAGAAAGAAGCACGATAATGGATATCGCATATATCAACAAACCACACTATGACGATGTTGGATATGACAGTTGGATCGTCAATGAAGAACACCGGGTATTCGGGGTATTCGACGGAATGGGCGTTAGTGACGGGGCTAGGGCAGCAAGCATGATGCTTTCCAATAAATTCGGACAGGTAGCATCTACTGGGTTAAATGCAAAAGCGCTTGGAGAAGTCATTAACAGTGTCTCCAGGACACTTTCTAACATGTTCCCGAATGATGGCTCTACGGCCACCGTAGTGCGCATCAACAGCGAAGGGCAGCTCTATTACGCAAGCATAGGCGATAGCCGCTTGTACGTGATGAGGAAGGGTCGCATAAAGCAAGTTACGTCCGACGAAGGACTTGGAAATATGCTCACGAATTATGTTGGCGCATATTCTCACGGGGTATGCCAGATCGGCGAGATTAACAGCGACGATTGGGATGCGTTTATGCTTTGCACAGATGGCATCACAGGTGACTGGCAGCCACAGTTTATTTATGACGATGAGATCGAACGGTTGTTTACCGATAGGCTAACTTCAAAAGAGATATGCCGCGATCTTGTCAGTATAAGTAAAAAAGATGATGATAAAACAGTCATTGTTGTTAATAAATATAAGGGGGAAAACCAATAATGGAAAAGAATAAAGATTTAGAAAAATTCGTGAATGGTGAACTGCAAGTAATGTCACCACTGCTAGTGAAATCAAAAAGCTTTTTAGTCGAAGCTAACAAGGTTGTGGTCAAAGATAAAGATTCACTCGCGGAAGCAAAACGCCAGAAAAAAGAAATGGTTGAGCACCGTAATAGCGTGAAGGATTTGCGCTTAACTTTCACCCGTACCCTGGATGGTATGAAGGCACAGTTTATTGAAAAACAGGATGAAGTATTAGCGCCATCGATCGAGGCCGAGGGTATTTTGAAAGAGCGAATTTTCGATTACGAAGAGGAGCAACGTAAAATCAAGGAAGCTGAAAATGCGCGCGTTCAGGAGATTATTGAATCTCTCTACATGCCTAAGTTTGATCGTAAATCTATCACCGAAGACGAAGCGATTAAGGCTAAGGTAGATTTCGATATGACAGTCAATGCGCTTGATAAAAAAGACCGCAGCAAAAAAGCCGTTAAGGAACAGATTATTTCTACTCGAGAGTTATTCGAAGAACTGATCACCCACGTTAAAACCCGCGACGAGCAGCGCGCCACCGCTATCGCCCAGGAGAAGGAACGCCGCGCCCTGGAAGATGAACAGCGCAAATTGCAAAAAGAAAAGGCAGAGGCGGGTGGTCCGGTTGATAATGTGAGCGTTCCAGGCGTTCCAGACGTTCCAGCCGATGTAGCTGGTCCTGATAGCACCCCCTCTCATCAGAGCGATCAATCCCCATATTCTTTAGTGCGTGATCTTGGCATTGAATGCATGAGCTCCGTAACTAAGGTGTTGGCAGAACGACTATCAGGTATCGAAGGGCTAGCGCTCGAAGGCGAAGCTTATGAAGAATGGAAAGTTGACACTGCAGAAGCCATGTATGTAGTGATCGAAAAATACAGCTAATGGCGTACTTAAAACCTTCCGATCATAAAGCGATCGCATGGTGGGCGCAGTCACGAAAGCTGGTAGCGCAGCTTTCAACCCCGCCAACAATCTACTTCAAAGACGATAAGGGCGTAGAGACGAGTGTGAATTTATTTTCACTCGTCACCCTATATAAAGCGTGGCTGGATGAGGAAAAGAAAAAATCTAAACGAAAGGCGGCAGCATGAGAGAAATTACAGTTAAAACGATTGGTCGCATGGCAAAAATTGCCAATAAATTTCGTGCGGTATATGTGATCATTCGGAGTGAAAGTCATATTGTTATGACAAACAATGAGACATTCGGGGCGGTGCTTGAAGAGCACAAGCCGGGCCTCATAAGTGATTGCGAGTTTGCAATCAGGAATATGAAAAAACACAATGAAGATGCTTAAAGTAGGGCGTTACACGCTCATCCGCCACTGGTGGCGTTGGTATACAATCCACCAGGTCATGCCGGACGGCAAGCCATATTTACGGCGCATAGAGTTTCCGTTTAAAGAAGAGGAATAGGGTAGGGTATGGAGACGTTTGAGTTACCGGCATCGGTAGAATCCGAAGAGTCAGTGCTGGGTGCCATCCTCATTGATGGCGGCCATGTCATGAAGCAGATCGATCACATCATAACTAAGGACGATTTCACTAACAAAGATCGCGCTATTCTTTATCGTGCCATGCGTGCAGTATGGGTCAAGCATGGTGATGTCGATTTCCTAAGTGTCACCGAATTCCTACGGGATAAAGGATTTTACGATGAAATTGGCGGTGGACAATTCATTATTAGAATGACTAACGCGGTGCCGAATGCATCACATGTTGTTACCTATGCCCGGATCGTTGCTGATAAAGCAGTTGCCAGGCGAATTATTATTGCAAGCCAGGACATCATTAAAATGTCGGCCAGTGTGGATGATATCAATGACTTTGTACAGCAAGCGGAAGATCGATTGAAGGGTGTAACACGCACAAGCGCCCGTAAGGAGGGTAAGCTTGCCATCGTGAACTTGGATGAGTGGCGAGAGCTCGCACGCCAACAGGCCCCGTCTGACGGTGGACTGCGCGGTATTTCGCTAGGCTATCGATCCCTAGATGAAATGACGGAAGGCTTCGAGCCGGGCGAAGTGATGATTTTAACTGGCCACACTAAGCACGGTAAGTCAAAACTTGCAGCCAATCTTGCCTGGAACGTAGCGAAAAAAGGTATCGATGTTATGTTTATTAATACCGAAATGACAAAGATGCAAGTCGCCAGGCGTATGAACGCCATGAGTAAAACTGACGAAAAGCTTCCTGGAACAATTTATGTGAACGACCGGGCAGACCTGGCACATAAGGATGTTATTTCAATTATGGAAAAGGCCAAAGAGATCGGCTGTGGCATGGTAATTATTGACCACCTCCATTTCTTCTCACGCAGCGTCGATAATCAAACGAATGAGCTTAGTAAAATTACCAAAGAATTCAAAGAAGCCGCAGTGCAGCTTGATTTGCCGGTGTTACTCCTATGTCACATTCAACAGGGTGACACGGCCAGAAGGCCAACCTTGCAAATGTTGAAGGGGTCTAGTTCGATCGCCCAGGACGCAGACATTGTGATTACGGTATGGCGCGACGATAAACCAAATGCAACTGATCCGCATACGATGGAGGTGTTGCGCCTAGCGCACCGTTCGGCCGAACGCGCAATTACCCGTATTTATCTGTACGGCGATGGCATTCGATTACTCGAGGAGAAGCCAAAGACCACGGCGCAGCAAAAACAATACTTTGAAGATACCGCGCGTATGCTCGGGGAAAAGGATGATGATGCCCTTGATTTACAAACCGGATGGGACGAAGAGCATGAAGGTGACGGAGGAACAGCTAGCAGTGCTAAAAGCAGTGAAAGTATATTGGCCTCCGGAGAAGAAAGTCAAGGTGGGAAACCGCCTCATAGCGATTAAGGATATTGTATTTGTCAAACCTATTATTCCTGATCAATTGCAACTTGGGGATTGACATTTTGTCCGAACTCATTTATGATGGGATAGTCGCACTTTAACAATTCGGTTGACCAGAGCATCAAGCAGATGAGGTAGTACCTTTTTAATTTGGAATGCCAATAACGTATTATTGGTGCTTATAAGTATAATTGCTTAAACACTTCAACCAGACGCTTGTCTGTTTGATGCTCTAGTCAGTCGACGACGAACATTAACAATTCAATTTAAGCAATCTGTTACGCCTATAGCGTAAGCGGCAATCCATGGTGGACCGGCCGGTAGATGGCTATAGGCACGTTGCGGGGAAGGATAATTAACGAAAAGAAGGAGATTCCTTTTGTTAGCTCTTACAAACCGTCCCCGCTTCGACCTGGTAACGAACCTACTTTGTGGTGTCTACATTTAGTAATCTCGTTACCAGGTTCTATGTAACAGATTGCTTAAATAATTGGGAAAGGATAACCATGCAAGAAAAATTCAAAGAACCTCGCACACTTGAAGAATTCAAAAAGTTAGCCGAGCCTGTCACTATAACTGGTGCAACCTCTGTTCTTAATGCTTTGAACAAGAAACTTGAAAAAGTGACAAAGCCACTCAAAACTGAAATCGAATTTTTCGAACAAGTACTTGAGTACAAGAAGAACAATAAACTGCCCGAAGGATTGGAATGATATGGCTCGATCTACGAAACGTAGGGAACTGCCCGTGCGTGAACAGCAGCGCTTAAAAACGCTTAAAGCTAACTTCACACCGAAGCAACGCAAGGCGTGGGCCTCTAAAGCGGGTAAGAGCTCACCCACACAGTTCACCTCGGATGCAGCGAAGAAGGCCAACGCAAAACGTTGGGAAGACTACTACGCAAAACATCCGGAAAAATTAAAATTAAAACTCGCAAAAGAAAAGGAAAGGTAACATGACAACTGAACAGAACATAACACCTGTTCCACCTACGCCTCCTAGCAAATGGGCTATAGGGTGGAAAAATAGCAAAGAGTATGGAGCCTTAATTGGCGCAACGATTATCGCACTTACATTTGTTGTAAATGGTATAGCGTTGGGCCTTTACGGCTTCGATCTTGTGCATCCATCACCAAGGATCGCGCAAGTACTTGGCGCAATATCAATGGCCTTCGCATCGTATGCGATGGGTTGGCTCGTGTGGAGTGGGGTAAGATTCCACTTGAGCGGTAATAAGAAAAGGAAATAACCAATGTCTAAAAACCCTGAGGAAGGGCGGTTCACGGAAGAAACAAAGGCTGAAAAACTACGTGAATCGCGTTTGATGACTGCGCAAATGAAACGCCAGTTACGCGCTGCAAAGCATAAGAAGGAAGCCGAGGACCAAGCGAAACGATGGTTGGCCCGTCACAGGCCCGCGCACAGCGCAGCTGACGACGATATGGTTGCAATATCAACTGCAAGCCCATTACGGGGCGGAGGTCCTTTAAATCGACGCTCACGGCGGAAATTTGCAAAGCGAATGAATATGTTCAAGCTTCCGCAAGGATGGCAGAATTTCAATAGAAATTATGCTGAACGATTCGGACATATGGAAAGCCACTCACGTGGAAACCGGGCACGCAAAGATGCCGCAAAATTAGCAAAGAAAAATAACGGCATCGCAGATGCGATTGCAAAGGGAGACAACTAATGTCAGATAACGTATACGAAGATTATGAACCACCTGTAAGCCAAGGGCTCTACCACGCCTTTGAAGATAAAAAAGAGTACACCTTCCGCATCGCTAGCGATCCTGTCGCGTACATTTCTTCTTTTACCAATAAAGGTACGGGTGAAGTAACCGATCGTATGTTGTATGCCTGGATCGTCTGGAACATTGACGAAAAAATGGCACAGGTATTAAAACTTCCCGTCACTGCATATAGGCAAATCGCCAAATATGGCGCTGACCCTGAATACGGCGATCCTAAAAACTACAACATCCGCGTTACGCGCACTGGTACTGGTCTTAAAACCACCTACGATGTTGTCGCTTCACCAACTAAGAACGACCTTGCAGAAATCGCACCTGAATCTGTTGAGGCAATCCTAGCGGTCGATATCATCGAGGCAGTGTCTAAGGGCAAGGGCGTATCAAACGTCAACTGGCTACGCGATGTTGCGGCTAAACAAAAAGATGAAGTAAAACCGGCTGATCCTGAACAAAACCAAAACGTCAAAACCGATGATAAAAAACCATCTGAACCTGGCGAAGAGCCCTGGTAATGAGCGAGCTTGAACAATGGCAGAATGATATTAGGGTGTATGATGAGAAGTACGAGACTTTGTACGTAAAAATCAAAGAACACACTAATGCTGCCACCAAGCTCGTCCGTGGCCAAGCAACAACCCCTATGCTAGAAAAGTCTGCCGTTGAACTCGCACTATGCAACCAACAGCTAGTCGACATACGAGCAATGGCTGGCACAATTTTCCGAGGAACCAATAAGTTTTACGAACTAACCAAGGGAGCCTGCAAAGCGAACCTGATTAAGGAGAAGAATATCGCCGAGGAAGCGGCCGAGAGCGAAGCGCTTGCGCTATCAATCGAGGAATTTACGGTGATGGATCAGGCTGCATATAACCTGGACATCGCCGACAAAAGGTATGAATCAACAAATACGATGATTCATACCCTGCTTGTGGAGCTAGGTTATGGAAAAGCCAAAAGCAATAGTAAAAATACCAGTGACGTTCATTAAATCGATTGCAAAAAAGATTCAAGTGGAAGTCACGCCGTTACTGCAATTTGAAAATTTAACAGACTTACGCGTACGACTACGACCGGCGGGTGGCGCTGCCAGAGTAGACCTGATCGTAACATGTAGCATTACAGCCGTGGCGTTGATTATTATCGTCGCAGTCCTTATGCTACTACTATGACGCAGGAGTTTTTCATACCCGTTCGGATGCCAGGCTTAAATGAATTCCTGGAACAGGCATACATTAGCCGGTATCTGGCGGGCCAGATGAAAAAGGAATGGACCGAGTTGTCGAGCCTCTACGCGAGGCAGGCAAAACTTGGTCACTTCACAGAGCCCATTACAGTGGAATTCCACTGGTATGAACCGAACTACAAACGCGACCAAGATAACGTTGCATTTGCGAAAAAGTTTATATTCGATGGGCTTCAAGACAAACAGTACCCTGTGATTACAAACGATAATTACAAATGGGTAAAAGGTTTCTCTGACGCTTTTCACTACGAAGGTAAAGAAGGCGTTCGCGTAGTAATGAAAGAAGTCGAATATGTCAGAACTATTAACATGGATGGTGGAGGCAAGTGATGTAGAACTTTATACGTTTTTGATCATATGTTTCATCACAGTAATCGGATTAGTAATAAGTATCTTGGAGGATATTCATGGCAAAGAAAAAACACGAACACGGAGAGCTATATTTGCACGCAAAGCGCGAGCTAGAATTAGCCGGTTTATCAACGCCCAAAGGACAAAACGACACCGCAATGTACAGCACCACCCTACGCCTCATCGACACGCTTGAACGCGGTACTAAAACCGAATTCCAGCGTAACGTAGTCATTGAGTTTTTCGGAGCCCTAGCTAGGCACGTAGAGATCGGCAGCATTACCGATAATCCAGAAGACTGGGAGCCTGCAGAGGGTATTGCCGAAGGGCTCATGGTCAATAAACGCAATAAGGTATACTTCTCGAGAGATAAGGGTATCAGTTGGGTGAATAGTGCCGATAACACCTCTGGTATATCAGATCACTATGAAGCACCACCTGAAAAGGAGGAATCAGATGCCAGCACAGAAACCAAAGAAGACGTTTAAACTCCAAAAGGCTAGCGATCTTGAGGACATTGAGTTTTTGCCAACCGGGATGCCTGGCCTGGACAAAGTGATCGGCGGCTTTCCGATCAAGCGCATCACCGAAATATATGGGCTAGAGAAGGTTGGTAAAACAACACTCACCCTTATGTCACTCGCGGCGCTGACGCAGAAAAAAAAGCGGGTTATCTTTATCGATGTTGAGAACTCTTTCAATAAAGACAGGGCCGAGGAACTAGGTGTGAATCTACCTTACCTGTTAATTGCGAAAGAGTTCATCCTGGAAGACGTTGCGCAGCTCATCATCGACAACGTTGAAAATGCGCACGCCATTGTCCTGGATTCGCTACCACAGCTCATCCCGCGCAGGGAGGCCGAGGGCGAGTTTGGCGATGCCAACATAGGTATTAAGGCTAAAGTAATTAACGAGCTCATGCGACGCGTTACGCCGAACCTAGCAGCAGGCAAATGTGCACTGATCGTTATTAACCAGCTTCGGCCAAACCTTGACCCATACGGCGAAAAGTACATTACGCCTGGCGGATATGCGACCAGGTATATGGCAAGCCTCCGGCTGCTATTAAAATCTGGAGCGGCCGATCGTATAATAAGAAGTGAAAAGGGCGAGAAAGTACAAGTGGGCCATAGACTGCACGTCGTTGTTAAGAAAACAAAGACCGGCCCACACGAAGGCAAAGAGGTTGTATTCGACCTCATGTACAAGACACCAAAACCAGTAACCGAAGAGGACGAGGATGAAGCTAACGCAGCAACAACTAAAAAACCTGCACCGAAACAACGGCGTAAAGTTTAAAGCACTCGCACACGCGTGTGTTGACTGCAATCTATTGTGGCATCCTCTGGTAATGACGTTTGATCATCGAGACAGGAGCAAGAAGGTGAATTACATCCCAAAGCTTCTAATCGATGATCCGGCGATCTTCGATGCAGAAATAGCTAAGTGCGACGTGGTGTGCTGGAACTGCCACCAAATCCGAGAATATCTAAGAGACCTCAATATTCTTAACATAGGCGATTTGAAACGTGATCAATATCGCTTTTACGAACGACTGGTGCCCTACCTATGTGGCGGGGCCATACTACGAAACGACGCATACAAATTCGTACCGGCAATAGGACCGCGATGAAACGCACACCAATTAAAAGGTTTGGCCGCATAAGCCAAGAACGAATGGACCGACGGGTGCAGTGGATCGCAGACCATCCGCCAAAGGAAACGCCAGATGGCCGCAAATATTATTTTTGCCACATCTGCGTGTACTTCCAGGAGGAGCCGGCCGTAGCGATCGTATGGTTTAATCGTTTCGTACTCGAGCATAAAGAAGCTAAAGGCCACCTGGTTTTTGGCGAATCACAAGAAGACGATAATCTAGGTCCCGCACATTGGGACTGCAATAACGAGAAAGGATCACAGCAATTATGGCAGATGAAATCGAGCCCCCAAACGGGCAAACCGAATCCGTATATTTAAAGCCTGGCGTTCATGTACGCATAGGACAATTGATAAGTGAAGACATGGTTGATCGTAACCGCAAACGCATTCCAATAGAGATATGGGAAGAAATGAAACCTGGCAGTCATGAGGTGGTACCTAATTTGGCGGAAGGTGATGTTGGTTATTTTTACGATGCAGGCAATGATCGAAGTGGAAGAATAGAAAGCCAGGGTGGTAAAACGTATACAGTATGGAGCCAAGCATGGGTAAACTCTTAATCCTTATAGTTTTGGCTGTAATGTTTTTCATTGGCGGCACCCGCCCGGAAATGGCCGAATTCTTTAAATCTGGTAATCCAGTAGCCGTTTCACAGCCGAAGACGACTATTGATCCATCTCCAATTCCAAAGCCCCTCACAGAGCCTCTAAACGCGCCGGTTATGCCACCAACAGAGGTAGCTCCGGTAGTTAAGGACATCAATGTCCCTCACTCTACCCCCGTTGCGCCAGTAAATAATGAGGCTATCACATGGAATCGCTTGATCGCCGAAGGTTTTTCGCGCGAGCAAACTGCCGGCATCATGGGTAACTTGAAACAAGAACATAACTTCAACACGGATGGCGATGGCCTGGCGCAATGGACCCAAGATCGCTATAACAAACTTATGGCCAAAGCTAATAACCAGGACATCCACGTGCAGCTCGACTATTTAATGGAAGAGCTCAATGGCAATTACGCGCATGTGAAAGAAACGATCCTGGCATCCGGGCTCGAAGGCTCAATGCTCACATTCCAAAATAAATTCGAAAAATGCGGTGACTGCCGCGAAGCAACGCGTTTCAACTACGCATATGAAATATTAGGAAAGTATTAAATGTTTATGCAGCAAGCAGTACCGGAGGGCGAAGAGAGCAAGCACATCGCTAGTGATGCGTGCCCTTGCCACCCTATTATCCGCAACCATAATGGTATGCTCTTTTTGTGGCACCGTTCATTCGATCACCGCGAATGGTGGATGGCTATAGAAGTTCTCCTGGGCTTTCGCTGCAAGGAACACCTGGCGTTTATCGACCGTGAAACATATAAGGTTGGACAGCCTCATGAACACACCGGCGAGCCGGCCGAGTACTTCGAATATGAACACAAATTGTAAAACCAGCCCGAGATGGACTGGTTTACCTCGATAACCCCTAAGGGTTAAAGTAAGTGTTCGTGCTGCCGTTAGGCAGTGAGAGACTTATGTGTGAGGTGGAGTTTTGGGGGGTGTGTTTGTACGTAAGGTGCCGAGCGCTGTTCGACCATCGCTCATACTTAAAATGTACCAGTTGTGCTTCGCCTACGCAATAGGTAAATTACTACGGCCGCAAGTACGATCGCAACCAACAGATACCAAAGGCTTATTCCTACTGACGTTAATAGCCAGTAAAATATTACAACTATGATTAATGCAATTAGAATATCCATTAGACTTTTTTCTCCGATTTCTTGAAGTAACCAGCTAACCAAGGTAAAAGACCCTGCGCGAAAGTTACGATTAATATTACTGCAGCAACCGCTTGCTGCGCTTGTTCTGGTAGGCCGTCAGGCACCGTAATGCCGAACACGGTAAGAATACCGACGATCGACGCGATGATGATACTAGCCCCACCAACAGCACTCATTTTAGCTGTTGGTGCAGCGGATGGTTGGTTGTATGTTTTGACTTCGGCCATATTATTTTCCTCCTATAGAAGAAATTACGCTTGTTATTGCTTTACCGACAGCTGCAAAGAATTCAGCCATCACGCTAATGAATGCCGAGAGTTTGCTATCTTGTTCTTTGTCATAATCAGTTGGACCGTCAGTCGGTGGTTTAACGTACGTACCAACAGTCGTCACTTGGGTAACAGGTGCCGTCGTGATCGAAGTGTTTTTAAGCACGCGGCTAGTTTCTTTCCCATCAGTTAGTGTCACCGTGAAGATACTCGTGCGAACACCATTCCGACCAACTGTTGTCACTTCAACCGATCCGTACGGTTTTGCGTTGTCCTCTATTGTCTTGATAGGGAACGGTATTGTTTCTGTTTTAACCTCTTCGATTGTAGTCACCACAGGTGCCGGTGGTGGGGTTACAGGAGGCCACAAAATGTTATTCCATTTTGCAGGGTTGTTGATCATATCAACAAGGGTGTCGCGCTGTTCAGCGATTCGAGCAGGGCAAGCCGTGTTGAATATTTCCTGGTGCAGCATGATCGAAAGTCCAGTTGGATAACCGGCCTCCATGAGTTCTTCGTCTACAGGGCGAAGCCAGTCAGCAATTGCCATAAGAGCTTTTTGCGGCAATACTTTATTCGTAAAGTTACCACAGTTTTCAAGTCCTACGGAGTGTACGTTCGTATTCCAGTCACCACAGTGCCAGGCTACATTCTGCCAAGGACTGACCATAAGGTCAATCAGCTTGTACCCATACTTATTGCTGCTATCCGGAGCGCCCGCAAATTGCGCCATCGAATAAGTTACTTGTCCCGGTCGGCTTGGGTGTTCGTGGTATGGATAGATCGACCCACCGCCATAGCCACGATCTTTACCGATCGTGCTGAACCAGTCTTGAATAGTGATGTCCGGAGTATCAGGAAAATCTGGACCGGTTGAGTGATGTAAAACAAATATGTTTACAGGATATTGTCGTTGACCATCTTGCATTATGATTGCCCCTGATCTTGCTCTTCGGCATCTTTTTTAGCTTGTTGCCATGTAGGTTCTGGAACAACACCAGGGCCATATGCATCGTGCTCAAAACCCTTTCCCTCGGTTTGCTGATCGATACGTTTGCGCTCGATATCAGCTTGTGCCGATGCTTGCATTGCTGCTACCTCGGTTTCAGTTGGTACGTGTGCCATCTGGCTCCTCCTTTACTGCGCAATCTATAAACGCGTTAGGATAATAATAACATGGGCGGATAAATAAACGATCAATCACAGGATAGTAATAGATGAGAACAGCAACAGTCAATGTGCCGACTGTTGCGAAAAACCAGAGTAGGATTTTTCCGAGAATATTTACAAATTTCTTCATAGTATTACCTAACACCCAATATAGCACCTAACCCACCAATTAAGTCACGTACAGGGGCTTTAATATACTGGTCAACAATGTTGTTAATCCCCTGCAATGTTTGCTGGATAGGATTTTGCTGCACACCTGTCTCATCTTCGGGATCGGTAACCGTAGGAGGCGGCGGCGGAGTGCCATTAGCAACGCCTCCTGGCGACGCTTGATTCGAAGTACTATTATTTGCCTGGCCGTTAACGCGCTGGTTATCTAGGCGATTAGAATCATTCGAGGGAGCAGTGTTACCGCCACTAGGATTAGGATCATCAGATGTTGGCACCGCCTTCGTTACAATAAAAGGCAAACTAACATACGCGTATTCAACGTTGTAGCATCCAAACAAATAAGGGACACAAGCGGTGTGGTTGAATGTTATGAAACAACTCGCGCCCTGACGCACATCATCTGGCACTTTAGAAATGTTCCTGGCTAATGTCCGATCAATTGGTCCAGGAGGTAGTATAGATGTCACAACATCCTCGCCGGTTTTAAGATCAGGTAATGTATCAGTGTACCCGTAATTACAGATCAATTGCCGTTTAACGAGCACCTTTCCGGCATACAATTTGCTACCATCAAAATAACCCTGGATGATATCACCTGTTGCGTACTCATCTTTGGCCAGCGGTATAGGAGTCTTATAACTCGACAGACGCGTTGTAGCGGCCATGATGTATGTCACGGTAATAATTCCCAAAATAACCGCTGCGATCGTCACAAGCGTCATCATGAAATAATCACTAAACCGAAAACCTTTGAGCTTACGCCCGACTGTTTTTTTGAGTGATTCGAGTGAGCTTTTCAATCGCATTTTGGTTTTCCTCTCTATTTGATAGTAATTGTTGCTCTATGAAATAACGGCGTCTTCGGTTGTGCACCGTTGACGAACCGACGATAATTATGAATAATAGAATTCCTATAGTGATCATCTAGCTTGGGCATCCAATACTCCACTGATACGATTAAATGCGGCCGTATTATTGACCAGAGCTGCTGTGTTTGTCTCAATAACCTTGCTCGATTGCTCAATGGCAACAGTCGACGCCTTGCTATCAAGAGACGCCTGTAACGCCAAGGTGATATATTTATCAGTATTCTTTCCATCCCTTATAACCATATATACTGCAATAGCCGCAGGAAAACCTACTTGGCTTATTGCAGCCAACCAATCCACAGTTATACTCTTTCACAGGTGTTACAAGGTGGTAGAAAAGAAAAGCTGCTCATGCCCCAATTATGGAATACATGAGCAGCAATAGTCAAGCAACTAAACGGTTTAAACGTAACCGAGTTCTTTTAGACGCTCGTAAATTTCAGCGTCACTCTTCTCACGGTGATTCTTTTCAGAAAGCGGGACCACAAAACCTTCAACGGGTCGGATGTGGGTGTGCGGAGTAACTTGGTCAAAAACGTCCACAGTCTTCCCGTTAACACGCTTGAAGCCCATACCAGGCTCGCTCTGTGGAACAGCACGTTGATAAGGGCTGTTTGCAGCTTTCGCCGCTTCGTCAGCCGCTTTATTACTTTTATCTTTAGCATTATCCTTAGCCGCTTTTCTAGCTGCTTCGGCCGCTTTTTTACTGGAGGTGACACTGCCGGTACGAGGCTTCGTAGTCTCGGGTGTATCAAGAGTTTCTTCACCACTATCTTGATCATCGTCACCATCTTTTTTACCAGCACCTTCAACACCATCACCGTCGCCGACAAAAACTGTTTCCTCATCAATTTCCGTGCCTGGATCAGCAAGGTCCAACTCTTCTTTGAGAGCTGATTTAAGGTCTTTTTCGTCGACGACTTTATCATCGGTTTTGTTGCGGTAAAGGCTTTTACCGTCTTGCGCTTTTACAATTCGTTCGTAAACTGCCATATAATTATTCCCCTATCGGTAGTTTAAGTTTATTATTTCTTGTACGTGATCGCTTTAACAGCGGCCATCTGTGCTAATACTAACTGACCAACGGCCAATTTGTCGAGGTCATAACCAAGCGCCTCACTTGAAGCGGTGCCATTACCCTCGTGGACGATATCAAGAACTGCGGCCATATGTTCCTTAATCTTTTGTACTTTTTCATCGCCGGATGGATTAAATGAAAGGCCAACTGCCTTTTGGCCAAATGATAATTCTTGTTCTTTTCGTGCTTCTTCTTGTGCTTCTGTTGCTGTTGCTGGGCTCATCATACTATTTTCTCCTCTTAATACTATTTCTCAAATTTTATTATACTACTTCTTTTGAAGATTCTTCTGTCGGGACTTAATTGAGCGGGTAGTAAGGTTGAGTTTCAATCCGTCGTATGTCTCGATTAAATCGTCCGTCATCTGATCACCATATTGTTTCGAATAAGGGGTGAACTGTTCACGGAGATAGGCATTGTACGATTGTGCTGCGGCCTGGGCGTCGGCCACATCGCCTCGGGCAATTGCATCGTTAATGTATTTGTTTACAGATGCTTTATTAGCTGAAACTTTATCGGTGATCTTATAGAATTCAGTTTGTGCTCGAGACCCATTGCTACCTGACACTACATTCTTAACTTGATCAACTGGACTTTTGCCACCCAGGAGGCTCGCAGACACGCCCTGTCGCGCGTTTGCAGCTTGATATGGTGAAACACCCACCTTGGCTAGTGCGGCGTCAATAGGCGACGTTTTATCGGTGATTTGCTGTTCGGGTGTAAGACCCTGCGCACTATCCGGAACAACTTCACGGCCAGTAAAGAAGCTGTGATTTGTGGCGTTCTCGATAGGCACGCGGGCAAGCGGGCTCGAGATAACCGGTGCGGACCCAAGTATTGCATCCATGCTAAGTTTGCCATTCTTCTCAACTTGTACCGGTTGTGCGTAACCGATCGTCTTCATGAAAAGTTCTGCAAAACTTTGTGAATCCTGCCCGGCTAATTTGTCCAGGGCAACTTCAATATTGTTGCCGAATACTTTAGCGGCATCGTTCTTTGGAATTTTGATCACATCAGTGTAACGGCCACTCGCATCTTTATTATCGCCCAGGATAATAACAAAGTTATTTTCCCTATCTGTTTCGCTAAGGTTGTTAAGCACATCAGGGTACATTGTACGGTTCCAAACATAGCCGCTCACGGCAGGAAGCGCCACGCCGGCAGCGAGCATTCCAACCATTTTCTTGGGGTCCTCGCGGATGGCATCGACGACACGCTTGTTACCCTGTACAATCGAGTTAAAAAACGGTGTGAAGTTATTAAGCACTCGTGACACCGTACCGCCGTTTTGGAGGTCTCCAATTGCGTTCCTGGCAGCAAGTGCGGCTGCAGGATCAGACATACCTTTTTCAATAGCGGCCCTAGCTTCGGCCAAACGCGGGGCATACTCAAGTGCGCGACCTGTTTTCGTAACAACACTGCCGTATGCCTTAGCCAGTGGGACAATACCGCTGTATTTACCAAGAATCCGAGCAGCTTCTTTAAACATATTCGTAGGAGTTTTAACCTCAACGCCACTAATTTTCTTGGTGACATCACGAACGATTTTATCCGTGTTACCTTTATCTGTGAATACACCGGCAGCACCACCACCAGATTCGGTAATTTGTTTAGCGAAGTCACTATTGGTTAATGAATCCATGAATCCAGTCACCCACCTCTTTGCGTATGGGATGAGTAATAGCCGGTCAGCCACTGGAATGTTTTTAGAAGTCAGCCAGTGAGTACCAGTATCACGAATGGAGTTCTTGACCAAGAAGGCAGGGGAGAGCACTGTAGCGGCCGCTTTAAATGGCTTGGATGTAGCATTAAAGATTTTCTCCATAACACCGGTCTGGATATCATTCTTACCCTTGTACGCATCAGCAATATATTGAGGTAAGGCGATTCGTTCCTGAATACCATTATTCCAGCCGGACACCGCTTCGTAGCCATCTGGCACATCGGCGTCTGCATGGGCTGCAGCTTCATCCATGTTGCCTTTGATCTTGCCGGCAATTTCATCGTACTGACTTTTCGTGTAGCCAATTTCGTCCAGGAGATTATTAACCTTAGCATCACGACTGCCAATGCTGCGTTTAAGACGATCGATGTCAGCGCGGGAGCCGTTCTCGATAAGGTTACGAACAAATGATGCGGTGTCCTGGGCGCCCATCTTAGAGCCTGTCGTCGCCGCTTGGGTGCCAGCACCCTCAATGATTCCCTCATCGATAATGCCCTGGGCCTTCGTGCTACCTTTAGCACGTTTAGTAATTGCGCCCTCTACCTGGCGGGCAAGATCAGTCATTTCATCAGGAGCAGTACGAGAAACTTTCCCAGTTTGGGAAGTAGCTACATCACCGCCAAGGCCAGACACGGTAAAGTCGGCAGCGCCCATACGTTGGCCACCACCTTTTAGTGCAGTACTTAACCCCTTCTTCTCGAGGTTATTCATTTCAGTTTGGAGTTTTCGGACTGTGCCAGAATCGCGTTTGATCAATTTATCTAATTGCGTCCTGATAGGGCGAAGTTCTTGATTGTCCCCTGCAAGGCTCATACGAGCCGTCACGTCGTCTGCATTGCGCAACTTGACTACCATATCAGGTGCAACGTCCGCGATCGCCTGGGCGCTCTTAAATATCTTATTTTGCTGTATGATGTTTTCAGTTTTCATGGCTGAACGGGTGACTGCCTCAAATGGGTCTTCGATTACGAACTTACGATCATCGCCCATGCCTTTAACTGCCTGGACAATATTCTTGCTGATGTTATTCGAATTCGTAGAAGCAAAGGTCTTTTGATTTTGCTGGATGTAATCTGCAATATTAAAGCGCGTAAAGTAGTGGGGGTTGAATTCCTTGATAGCAGTATAGCCCTCTTCGGAAATAAACCCATTGTCTTTCAAACGGGTTAGCTGGTCGTCCTGGAAGTCGATAATACGTTGAGTGGCCGCTTGCACTTGTTGGAACTTTTCAGGTCCAAGGCGCTGTTGCATTTCATCTAGTTTGCGAGCTTCGGCCGCCACAGTTTCAGGACCATATACCTGGGCTCGGTCATTCGTCACCTGTTGCGCGACACCGTACGTTTTTACATCTTCGCTAAGGTTATTCTTACGAACGTAATCAAAGTCAGATACGACGCTCTGCAGCCTGGCAGCGCCAGCTTCATCCATACCGTTGCGTAGCTGTGCGAGCGCGTGGGGATCATCTGCGGCGTCTAGGACTTTGCCAGTTGCTTTGGTGTATGCTTTGGTCAAATCTTTAAGTGGAGCATTCGAATCAAATAACTGCTCATTCAATTTACTCATGAAGCCACGGTCGCTCTTATTATCTTTCATGATTTGCTCACGACTTTTAAAGGTGACGCCTGGATGATTTTCTGTTGGCAGTACATCACCTGGCGTGACACCATTTGGCTCATCCGGCGCAGCTAGGCGAGATGTAGGAGGTACTACCTCCTGGGCGAGGTTGCCCACTGGATCAGCCAATGTTTCACTAGCCGTTTTAGCGCCAGGAACTTGCATGTAGCCACCCTCGCGCATTGCTCGAGGCTGCGCGTTGAAGTCGGTAATACCTTTCTTCACTGCGTTCGCTCCGCTGCGGGCACCGGCTTTAATTCCAGCACCGACTAATTCCGATCCTGCGCCCATTGCAGTTGGAAGCGCATAATTCGCTATGGCGGAGAGGGGAGTAACTTCATTCCCCTGGATGGCGTCATTCGCATTTGCTGCAGTGCCATATACGGCCGCTTCTTTGGCGTTATTGAGGAGTGCTTTTTTGGCACCAGCTTTCAAGCCTTCTTTAGCTATATCAACAGTGGCAGATGCACCACGAGCAACAGGTATAACGGAAGCGGTATCAACACCGGCACCAACGAATTGCTTCGCAAAGCCGACATTCTGTTCTTCTGGTCCGGCACGCACGATACCTTTTTTGGTAACGGTAAGCGTGTTGCCAATGATGTCTTTGGTTAATTCATTAAATTGGGTTTTAAGCTCATCCTGGTTGATCTTACCCTCGTTGTATTGGACATTCAGATCGCTAATTTTGCTTTGCATATCATCAGGATGCAGTGCCGTATCAATAGTTGTAATAGCTTTGCGAGGAATACTAGTGGCCGATTCGTATGTGCCTTTGGCTACACCCCCAATAAAATCAAGCGCCTTCTCTAAAGGGTTTTTACCATCATCTTTGTTTTCATCCTTTGATTTCTGCTCTTGTTCTTGTTGGCGTAATCGGGCAGCCGTTGCATCTTTACGCTTTTTCAACTCTTCCCGCGAGCTCTGTTGGATGTAATCTATGAAATCTTTATAGCCTGCCATACATTATTACGATGGCGACCAGCCACCGCCTCCACCACCGCTAGATACACCTCCGCCATTGACGCCGAAGAGCGGCCGGTTGTTGCTATTAGCAAAGCTCGTGCCGTAGTTTGTATGGCCATAAATATGTGGATATTTCTTAATGAGGTCCTGCATAATATCCTGGGCTGTTGATTTAGGATTAATACCCTTGTTGTCTTTTAAATACGTTTGAAGTGTAGCCTGATCACCATTCTGAATAGCCTCAACGACACCGTGCGTATTGTTGTAATCGTTGACGTATTGCATGTCGAATGGATTTTCAGACTTGGAAAGAATGTCAGCCGGGCGAACACCAGTGACTTTTGCATACTCGCTAATATCGATAGGCTTGCCATCTGGATCGAAGAAATCAAACCCGCCATCATCCTTACGACGCACACTATATTTAGATGGATCCATTTTGTCCTGCAGGGCTTTTATTTGCGCCTGTCGTGCCGCCTCTGCTTCTTTAGCCTGTTGGTTAGCAACTTCACCGGCATAGTCGCCTACGCCAGCTGCAGGCTTCGCTAGGACATCTCCGAAAAGTCCCTGGACAAAACTATTCACAGCGCCATTGCTCGAGCCAGCATTGCGATCCCCGCCTTGGATGCCGGCGAGAACTGCTTGGGATAACTGTTTAAGTTTGTCTTCCATACTGTCTTAATCCTATCACCTTTATTACATGTAAACCTGTTTAGCAAGCGCAATATCTTGTGGACGATAACCCTGGCCGGCAAGACTAGCAATGAATTGCGATACACCCTGTTGACTGTATGACTGTGTACGGCTAATAATATCGAGCGCTTTGTCGAGTTCATTCTGCAGGGAGAAGCTTTTTTCTTGGTTAGCCAAATCGGCCATAGCTGCGTCGAAATCGATCTTAGCGGACTTATCGGAAAGGGTTTGTTTTTCACCGGCACGAATATCACCGGTTGCAAGGTCTTCAAGTGTGCGATCAGCCAATAACTTTTTAGCACCCTCATTGTTTTTAAACTCTTGAATCTGTCGGCCAGTCGAGACGTTACGATCAGATAATTGTTTAGAGATTTCCTGTTGGCCAAGTCCAGTGTCAGTACCGCCGGCTGCAGCAACTTCTTCTTGCAGGCCGCGCCTGGCTTCATCGAATTGGCCACCTTCATCAGTGAGGAACTCACTTCGCTTTGTGCCTATATCTGCCAGGACATTCGCCAGGTCTTCACCCGTGCGTACGCGCGAGGTTGAGTTATCAGCTACAGTGTTTTCTTTAGTGATTCGGTTCTGTTCATACGCAAGATCAGTTTCTTGTGTTCTTTGCGTACGGCTGATACTAGTTTTTTCCAGAAAGTTATTGAGTTTCTGCGCATATAGAGGAGTAACGTCGCTAGTAGCATTTTGCTTTGCCCGGTTGTAATTCCCTAGAATATCAAAATTAGGCAGCTTCGGTTGAGCCGCCAATTGGTTTTGTAATGCCGCGAGTTGCGCGGACATTTGCGCCCATTTCTGATCGCCGGCACTATCAACGGCAGGAGCGGGTGCGGGTTTTGAGGCAGTGGCAGACTTGTACGCCTGGTTCATCGACGCCTGACCCTTATCGATAGTTTTTAAGAGATCGTCAGCCGGGTTACTAAACCAGTTTGTAACAGTGTTAAACGCGCCGGATGCGAGGTTTCCTATATCGCCGAAGAGACTCATTTATAGCTAGTATCCTTTCTTGTCAATATTATGTATCATTAACAGTTTTTAGTCCACATTGATTACGCCGCGTTGAATATACTCTCATATGGCTCATCCATTCCTTCATTTTCGAAAATAGCATATTTAATCTGAAACAATATATCCTGCATTAACGTATCGTAAGCTAATGCCGGACCAGAAATAGCACCAGCTTCATGAATGAAGTATACATTTGTCTTATCTACTCGGAATAATATAGCCTCATAAAATGGAATACCCCCGGTATAAAGGTATGAAGAATATTGCCCTTCGAAACCACTTATTGCTGCCGGTACCTGACGCGCCAAAAACCTCACCGATACCCGAGGAATAAACCGTTGCTTATGCGGGATCGTTTTAAAAATAATGCGTTGAATGCCCGGACTTGAAGTATTCAGATGTATTACGGTGCCACCGTTCATGGTTAGAATTTTCAGCCGGTCTTTACCTGGAGCTGAATCAATAACTAAATGGGTGTCCTCACTCGAATAAGCTAACTCATCACGAATTGTCTTGCCGTTAACCGCCGCAATAATTCCAGTACGCCTACTCATCCGATAATCTCCACAGGGTCTTTTAAAATGACATACCCAAACCTACGCGTGCCAAGGGAGGTCTGCACCCCCTGAAAGAGAATCGTGTCTGCAGTCGCCTTAGCCTTGGCGTATGATTCGAACAGCGGGCCAAACTCTAATTCATCATCTTGAAGCGCGGATGGCACAGCCGATTCACTCTTACTATACGCAGAACAAAGCATGTACGAAGGCGGATAGCCCACTTCATGTACAAGATTAACTACGCCTGCGACAGCTTTAATAGTGCCATGCATGTGCATACTGATCTGTTTCGCCGGAGTATAGAGGCTGTACGACCGTGGAGTATTGTCGTTTATATTCGTGCCGCCACGGTTAGGGTCCAGGAACTTTGCACCGTAGCGTGCGTTAGGCTGCGGCTTTGCCGTTGTAAGCACAGAAGATGGGGCTTTATATATCTCGCGCAGATCGAGCTTAAAAACGCGTAAAAAGCCCTTAATTCGCACCGTATTGGTATTAAAACCGGAATCCCAAAAGAACGTGTAGTGGATGCCGTCAGGAAAAGATCGCAAATTACCCGACATTTTTCCGGGATCAGTAAGAAATGCATCGCTACTTACCGACATAGAAGATAATATTACTTCAAACGCTGGAGCGTAGGGCAGCGTGTGGCCATACACTTTAAGACGTTTCCAACCGGTCGTGTGGCCAGTCATATTAAAAGTCACATCAATATAGCGCTCAACATGAATATTTAAAAACTTCCAACGCGAATCCATTGCTTTTTGATAATCGTTAGCACGTTGTATAGGAATTCCCTGTTGTGAGAATACCGCGCCGTATCTGCCATTTTCCATGTTAAACCTCCTCGAGATCGCCTACGCGCCAGGTGGTATTCGAGTTTGGATCGCGGCCATCGATGCGACCATCACCGGTGACGCCATCAATAAGAATTTTGCCTACTTCTATTGTGTCAGCCATGTTGCCCGAGACTTGCATTTGATCAAAATTCAGACTGTTCGAACTAAGTGAGGCTCGCTTCATTTGCGAGAGTGTCGTGCTGCCAGGATCGCTGGCGATTGTACGGCGCATAAACCCATTAAATCCAGCATTCTCGTAGGTGTAACCCTTACCTTGGTTCATCAGTCTGGCCCGTCACTTCCTCCACGATATTGAAGTGGTCGTAGAACGCTTCGATAGATTGAGGCGGTCCATTGATCGCGCCGATGATCTTAACGTTAACAGTAGTCCCGTTAGGTATAGGCTTGCGATCGTTTGCATACGTAATCTGATGTGCAGGACCCACGATTTCACCAACTGTAATTGGCTTATTGTCATCGACAATAATTTGAATTTTTAAACCATTAGCATCATGAGAATACACGTAAGCACCCACGAATTGCTTTATGGCCTCTGTACTGTAGTTAGTTTTTCCGAGGTCCATTTCAAATGAAATCGCTTGATCATCATCAAGATCACCCGTATCATCGATGTAAGAATAGCCTGTATCAGAGAAGAAATATGGTTTACTGAATCCTGTCGAACTGTCATTGACGTACATTAACGATTTGTGGTGCAAACTATCAATTGTCCAAGTGTTCGATCCGAAGTCATATATGACGCGTGTAGGCAAGTTATTAAACAACCCGATATATAACGTGTATTCGCCATCATCGATGCCTGCAGCGGCGCTACGTAGCTGTGAGAGCGGTATTTTAGACATAAGCTCGTTATGAATACCGCGCGAAATGTACTCTTGCTGGCCGGAGCCTTCGTTACGCGCGTATATGCGCCCGCGCGAGGATGTCCAAATAACCCAATCATCATCGATATTTCGGATCGTACGCTGCGATATACAGCCTACGCTCTTATTGAAAGCAATCGTAGTGTTGCCATCAAACTTATTTGAAGTATTAAGTGTGTAGACAAAAAGACGATTGGTGGATTCGATAACACCGGTAATAGCATTGCTTGAATCTGTACCTGGCTGCACTGCGGTCCAATCAGATTTATCTAGCGTAGGGTAGTCAACATTCCAAAGTGTTGAAAGCTGCGTGTATCGACCGGTAAGATAAACCTCATCGTTGTTCGAGAATACGTAACTTAGAGCGGTCGTCAACTGGCCAGTGCCATTACTCGAAAGCAGGATATTCGCACCAATTGTCGCGTCATTATAAGTGGCCGCAAGTTTAATCGAATTATCATCCCCAGGAATACGGATCACATAATATGTCGTATCAGCAGTCATGCCCCCTGGTATAGTTCCTACCGTATAGAATTTAACCGGTGTTCCCGTAGGAAAATCAGTAAGGCTAAGATCAGTCGGGAAGTTAATTGTTTCTGTGGTATTATCGGCCGTACCATCTGTACGGGTAATAGGTAGGTATTGAATTTGATTAGTGGTTTTATCGACATCATAAACCGTTAAAGTGTAAAGCTTGATTGGCTTACCTGATTTATAGATATCAATAACCATCCCTGGTTTTACATAACGAACCGATTGGAGGTCTAATTGCATCGCCTTGACACCTTGAAGCGAGGTGTACATGGCGAGCTCCGTGAGCTCGAGATAAGCTCCACCTTGGTTGGCAGATATGTTTATTCGATAATATCGGTACGCAGTAGTGTTCGAAAAACTATATGTGCGTGATTCCGAATTAGCCCAGTTGGGCACATTCGTTCGAGAGTCTAAAGATGTCCAAGCAATATCATCATTCGAGCCTTCGAATGTCCACGTCTTAGGGCCTTGATTTAAATCTCCACCCAAAGCATTGGCCGATAGGCCGGTTACAGCATAGTAAGTTACGACCTTCGCGTTCCCCGACCCAAAATCATATTTCAGCCAACCTGTTGTCACGGCAGCTGGGCCAACATGCCACATACCAGCCTCCCTATCAGTCGTGATTCGGTCGAATCCACGCCAGGCAGCGTAGTCAGGACTGTATTCAGTTGAGGCAGATGCGACACCGAAAGGTGCCGTAGCAGATGTCATAGCCGGAATCTGGTTAATTAAGGTAGGCGTGACATATGTATCAGTTTGATCACCGCGAATAAACGTAAATGCGCCCGTTCGAGGGGAGCCCTTGTAAATACGATCAGGAAAGATTTGAGCGCCAATTTTCACGTTGGCTGCGTGCAGCACACCCCGGTAAACAACGAAATATTTCGGAGCCGGACAAAAAAGAAGGTTGCGCGTAAGCGAGACATCCATAACACTATTGATGTTTCGAGAAGCAAACGGTATACCATCAGCTGTTGTATATCCAGAGATGAATACCTCATCACCAAAATCGCAAAAGAAAACTTCAACACCCGCTGGAATATCGCTAATTACCGTGGTCCAAGTCCCACCAACCTCCTGAACACGTATAAGAGTAAAAGTACTGGCATCATTGAGCACAGCAACAAACTTACGAGGGCCAGAAGTAAACTGCGCCGTATGAGCGCCGCAAGGGAGTTTTCCTGTCGTTGAGAATTGTGCGCCATTTTTTGAGTACCCATTCCGGCGAACAGGTGCGCCAATTACTTCATTAAAACGTAAGTTCCTACCGTTAAAAAGCTCATTCGCTTTACGATTGAGCCATGTACTCGCATTCTGAATTCCCTGGCTAAAATCGCCACGGCGGTATGGGCGGGTTCTCATTTAAGCGTATATCTCCGTGCGGTTACTGGATCGACAGATGATTCCCGCTGTGAGCTCATGAAGTCCCTGGCGGTGCCTACGTCCTTACGGTTCATACGCTGCATCGTCACAACCTGGTTACTATACTTTTGTTCATATTTCGTAGCAAGAGCGCCAAATGACGGGTCGCGTTCAGCTTTCATTGAATAACCTTCGGCCAAGAATTTGTAGTAGTAGATCGTGCCATTTGGTGTTTGGATCAAATCGGAAGGATCATTAAACCTGGCAAACTTGCCATAGAAGTGGAGCTCGAAAGCGTCAGCCAGATTGGTCTTTGGGGTTGGCCGTAAAAGCATTCGCTTGTTTTTATCGTCAAGTGAAATACGCGAAGTATAATCTGATTTATAATCACCACCATAGCCTATGTTGAATTTTCGATAAGGCATAGGAATGAGCGGTTTGCGTCTGGCAACACCGCCAAGAACACTGTTAGAGAAGAAGAAATCAAACTTTTCGTAAGTAAGTGGAAAATCAACATACGCCTGATCAGCTACCCTATCAAGCAATACGGAATCTCGCAGAAAACCATATGGCCGTTCGGATTGTGAAATCAAGTCGTCATTTACTTCATTCGCAAAAATCATATAAAGTTCGGGAGTAATGAGTGAATATCCCTGGTCACGAAGACGCTTCGAAGCGGTATCTGCAACGGCTCCAATGCTCTCATTATCCGGACCACTAGCCCTAATGTAATCAGAAAAATCAGTTTCCTCTAGGGTTACGCTATGACGGTACTTCGTCCAGTAAAGCGTATTCCCATCACCTGTAGTATCGTCGTAGACAGTTTGTTCGTCGTCATTGGTAACATCAACAGGCACGACGGCGAGTTGGGTTTTTGCGCCACCAACTGATGTCGAACTATAAAATACGATCTGATCGTATCGCATAAGATAAACGGGCTCATCAGTGTTGTGGGGGAATTTAGTGGTGTTACCACCATCGAGCGTAATTGTGCTAATATTCGCCGGAGCGGCCAGTTTAAGTATTTCTGATTGCTCGTACCCCATACGGCCAACCATAATCATTTTGTCGTCAATAAATCGAGTGGAGTTTTTAACAGGTAGCGAAGTGGCGGCGACAACTATAAACCCCGCAAGGTAAGTTTTTTCAAGTTCTTCTACAGGTGGGTTCCAAGCGCTAACTATCATATTTTTTTCCTTATGACTATATTGTAATTCACCATTTGATTATTGTATATGTTATTAGAACATACCTGGGCGATTGCTTCTAACACTCATCCTTATTTTGACACCACTTTTAGGACGAATACTCGGCACCGTAGAGCGAATATTCGTGCGAGGTTTAGTCTTGTAATCAGTAGTAGGAACGATAACCGCTATACCATTAAGGAATAAATAAAATTTATCCTGAATAAGTATTTGATCGTATAGGTTTTTCACCGGGCTCACATAGTCAAGTACGGTAACAGAATCCCCAATATTGCGACGTGGGCGCTTTGAAATAGATTCGCCTACTGTAACACTATCACTAATAACTTTTGATTGAGTAATATTTCTTGCCTCTGCAGCCACAACGCTATCAGCAATATTTTTCACAATACTTTTAATCAATGCGTCCGAGGCGGTGACTGCATCCGATCTCAAGAATTGGGATCCGGCATCATTTCCATCAATTGGCGTCACACTGTCAGCAATAAATTTTCCAACTGCTTTTGAGTTTGCGTCAGAACCAGTAACTGAATCAGATAGACTTTTGCCAATTCCGCGAATGGTAGTAATTCCATCAGAAGTTAAAACCGTATCAGACAATGATTTTACAGGTTGGTGGAATGAAGAATCTAAAATTGTTACACTATCAGATAATGAACGAAGAAAAACATTGGCCGTACTTCGACCATCAGTTACGGTAATAGAATCCGCTTTGTTGATAGTCGGTAAACTAGTGCGACCATCTGTTGCCACAGGTGAATCACTAATTGTCTTTCCGACAGATTTAACAATCGCATCACTTGCCGTGGCCGTATCAGCCAGAGGCTTCGTGTACGGACCATATTCAACAGTAGCCCATATCTGGGACGCACGCGTATTGTTTGTGCCTAATGCAGTTTGTTTATACCCAATCTGCATTGTGTCGAGAGTCGCTGGTGTCCAGGGATTGCCATCAGGGTCGACATTAGTGAGAATAGGATATACCAGTGTAAATGTGCCGTTATTGCCATTCCAGGTAAAATTAGTGCTGTTGGGCTTGAAGGAGCGTCCTTGCATAATAGTGCCGCCCGACGTTTTAAGAAGTTCCGGAACTACCGCAGTAGTTGCATCAGCGCCGGCCGTGGCGAAATACGTACCTACAGCGACAGAAACAATTGAAACAAGGCCAAGACCAGAAGCGTCAACATTGAATAAATCTTCTTGGTTTGCAGCCGTGGCTTGGTTATAAACCGAGGGGCTAGGAGCTACTTTGTTTACGCGCGTGTAATTATTAGCTTGACCCGCAGTCCCCCCTACGGCGGTAGGGAAAGCATTAGCGTCACCGGCGGCGTTTGGCCGCAAATCAATAATTCTACCTTCACCAGGATAAGTATTATCAATAGAAGTAGTACTGTCATTTACCGAAAGATCATCGAACCACCAAACACCGGTTGTTTGTGCCTCTGAATTTAAATTCCCTCCTACAGCAACTTCACCCAAAGACGTCGTTGTAGTATCAGTTGAGGTACTCGCAAAGACCACGCCATTAAGACGGGCGGCTAATTGATTAGAACCAGAGGCGTGAGTCCTATCGGCCATCAATTCGATCATATACCACGTACCAGTAGATAAAGCGACTGAAGGCGAACCTACTTGCGTATGACTAGCATTGCGAAGTATCAAAGTGCCGTTCGATTCCAGTGTGAGGCGGGGACCACTGCTAGCCGGATTAGATAAATTTATAGAGAAAATAGTATTTGAACCACTAGGCAGTGTTTGCGGCCTAAAATATACACGCGCAAAATATTGCGAACCTGTAATTAAATGCACCCTAAGACCATAACCCATAGGAGTCCCGCTCGTCATACTCTGGATTCTTAACCCGAACGATCCCGTCCTGGCAGCGGCGGCCTGAATGAGAAAAGGTTGACTAGTATTGTAAGTCCAAGCAATAGAACTGTCTTGTTCAAAGCCCGAGTGAAATAACCTAGCCATGTCAGACCCCCTAGCTAATAGTTAGGGTCCAAGAGATGCTAAGTGTGTCTCCGGCAGCTTTTGCAATCGCGGTAAATGAAGAATACAGCCACATATTACCCGAGCTAGCGGCGTCAAATACGCCTGCTTCGGTAATCGAACCCGTGCCGTCGCCCGCAGCCCAGTCGCCAACCATTGTAACAACAGCGCTTGAACGGCCCTTACTAGTAAGTGCGTTTCGGTCAATCTCCGTAGTTAAGGTGGTCGTTCCACCGGTACTCGTACCAATTGCCATATGGGTAGGCTTGGTGAGTGATGGAGACGCAAGAAGTTGATCGGCAATACCATTCTTCCCAGCAGTAGTCACGGTGTTATACACACTAAGAGTTTGTTTTATATTACCAAATTCATCACGAAGTATCGCACGGATATGAAGTGGCATACCAAATACTTTAGGAGCAATCTTTCCAAGGATATATCGAAAGAAATTATTCTTAATTGGTGATTTTGCATTTGCAACAATTGAATCAATACTACGCATTTTGACCTCCATCATCTACAAGTTCTACCTCGCCAAGATCAAGAAAACCCTTAGCGGTACTTTCAGCTAATTCAAGAGTTTGACCGGGCTTATATGTCTCACCATTTTTAAATAGGCCATTCTCAGCCTTTTCAGTAACTCGATACAATTTACGTTCAACAGGAGCGCCTGTTGAATCTTGGACTTCCATATTATCTTCGTTAAGTTCTAATTCGTGGTCTGTCATACGCTAATCATATCCTTACTTTAATTAAATTGCAATTACACGCCACCGCGTTGTACGGATCGCCTTATGGCAAAGCTCATGTAGTCGATGTGAGCTAAATCAATCGCAGTAGTACCAGAATTTGTAATAACAAATGCAGCGCCTACCTCACGGCCAGAGGCCGTTGGAATATTGGTCGAAAGGGTATCGGTCCATAGTAATGTCCCGGCGTCATTGTAAAGATAAAATATCACTGCGGTATTCGCTGCATTCGTACGAATAAACGCACGATACCAAGTAGTCGCAGAAATCGTGTATGTGGTGCCTGTCGAGCTCCTAGTGGAGTTATTCGCCGTTTTACCAGTAACTACGCCAGAAGCATCAATTTCCAAGTACGCGCCGTCTACAGCGTCTGCAACGGTCGCAGTATCGAGGAATCCAAGGCGGGTAGTGTTAAGAGCAAGAGATGCGAGCTGGAATACCGCATTAAAGTGATCATCACCAGCGAGCCTAATAGATGAAATATTCGTGCCAACAAAGAATCCACTGTTTGTCGTAGTGGAACTTAATAGACGAATCGCACCAGGGTGATTAGCATCTATAATTCCAGCCGTAGGCTGATTACTTGTACCCGATGCAATAGCAGTTCCCAAGAATGGGTCTAGCGCTTGCGTACCTGTTGCAACTAAGAAATCGTTTGAAAGCAAAATCTGTCGTCGAGTATTCGAGTTATTGAGAACGTTATCTGCTCCTACCAAGAAATCAGCTGATCCAGATACAATCGTACTACCGACAATTGATACACGGTTACTCGTAGCATTCGTACGCTCTTCGGTCCATGCTTTTCCACCAGCAAATACACAGTCGTTAACCGTAATGTCGTTAGTAGGAAAAGTCGCAGTATCTTGAAATTTAAGCGCTTGAGTAGCAGTATTGAATTCACAGTTTGTAAGGTGAATCTTGTTTGAAGACTTGAATCGAATCCATGTGTCGACGGTAGTTCCAGTAAACCAACAGTTCGTAATCCAGCATTGCGTCTGGTGGTCAAGATCAATACCAATACCCGAAACCGAAGAAATATTGCAATCAATAAGACGAATACCGCCAGGGATTGTTGCAGCAATTGGATCAACAGTAGAATCCCAAACCGTCTTGACGCTATTAGTAGCTAGGACGAAGCGACAGTGATCAAAAATAATCGTATCTTGATTAGTTAGCAGAACGCAGTTTGTTGTCGTACCATTCCCGTCAAAAGTAATATCTCTAAATCCGGTATCGTGCATCAATTCGGCGTTCGTCGTAGGATTAGATGCACCTGTCACTTCAACTAGATGCTCAAGTGTGACACCGATAGCGGCCTTAAATGTAACACCACCAGTGCCCATTTTTGCCCATTTTTCACCAACAAGGAAAACATTCTCAGGAACAACTAACGGGGATGATAGGCGGTATTTATATGGCCGCAGCACGACTGCACCACCACCTAATTCCTTAACATAATCAATAGCCGCTTGAATTTGTACATCATTATCCGAAGCCATATCAGTAACGGAGAATAGAGAGTCAGAGCCAACACCTACAGTCGCGCTGGTCGTACGCCCCGCCGAGATACCCTCGTTGGTAAGGTCCAATGTCGACCCGTGTGAGATGTCAAGAGTTCCACCTGCCATTAAGCGCCTACTATGATTTCGGTTGGTATATTCATAGCTTAATCATATCACCCGAAACTAAAAAACCACAAGCTTATATTTACGGCAACCTTTCAGCATTGCGGGCAGAATAAAGCGCCTCGTAATTTGTTTCCATAGTAAAACGTTTCTTAGGGTCCCAGTCCGGTCCCCATTTGATTTCATCGCCAAGATCAACCTGTTCCGACATATTGGGATATTCCTCATCCACACGTGGCTTCAAGTGAATGTAGAGCATATCCTGGCTCTGCGGCACAAATTGCTTATCAATGCATTCCTCCTCCTCTACACCATAAAGCGCCATGAGTTCAAAGTAAGTAAACGTCTGTACTTCACCCTCTCGGGTGGTGACACTACCAGGGTGAATACAATACTTTATCATAACCTTATTGTAGACCAACTTGCATAAAAAAGGAGGGGGCAATTTGCCACCCCCCTCTTCTACCGCCGGTAGGTTAAAGTTCCTAAGAACCGTCACCCACTGATCCGAAGATTCCTTGCCAGCTAGAGAAGCCAACAGAGAATCGACATTCAACCTTCCACTTAGCTGCGCCGTTGTCAAAGTCCCAAGCAGGGCCTTCAACTTCTTCGTCAGTTCGTTTGAAGAAGTTCAGCTGGTGAGCCGAGCTATCCATTACGAACCACGCAGTCGGGTTGGTTAGGAATGGCCATACAATAAGATTCAATGCACCCTTCATGGTGTTGATGTCATTGAAGTTATTGCCAATCGATCCATCTGATTCAAGAATCAAACGTGCCTTATATCGGTTGTTCGGGTGGACAATAAGTGTGTCCGGGTTAAAGGTGATCAACTGACCCTTTGAATCTTTACGTGTCGACATCGTTGTAATAACGGTCTCGAGCGCGCTCTGGCTCAATGCAGTTGTAATCTTGTTCGATTGTGTAATCGTACCCTTCTTGTTGGTGTGAGCCGTTGAGAACAACGCCTGGCCATCAGCACCGTCAAATGTAGCTAGACCACCACCACCAGCAACGAATCCATAATTGAATACGTCAGCTGCAGCAGTTTCGTATGTGCGCCATTTCGCCATTGAAAGCGTTTTAGGCAGACCCTCGATGATGTGCCATTTCTCATCTTGGACCATTTTCTTGGAGACCATGCGGCCCTTTTTGAATTCACGGTGCACGTAGGTGGTAATCCATGAAGGATCAGCATCTTCGTAAGGCACTGTGCCAAGCTCCGACGTTTCTTCCAGGAGGCCAATGCCGGTAAACGCAGCATCTTCCTCGAACGCCTTATTGGACTGTATGACGTGGAAGATTTTGTCATACATAAGAGTAGGCATTACATTTTTATCAGTTTCACTATAAATAGTTCGAAAGATATCATCTAATGCATCTACCCATTCGGGTGTTACCATTGCCATAGTGTTTTACCTTTCTGGCCTAGACCAATGCCGCGCTAGAATCAACGTAGTCGTCAGCAACACGGAAGATTCCGTAAGTCGCATCAGTTCCACGGATCAGTGGAGCAGCTTTAACTAATATTAATTGTCCAAGGTCAGCAACCGCCGTGTTAATAACACGTTGGACCCCAGTACCACCCTGTACGGCGCTCGAGCTCAAAGTAACGGCAGTGTCGGAAACAGTAAATGTAACCACACTGTCTTTAGATTCAAGAAGCAAAGTAGTAGCAGTTTTTGTCGTCGCTGTAACACTTGCATTTGCAACTGTACCAGTACCGTATGTCGTACCAGCACCCGCAGTTGCGTTGATAGCCGATTTAAGGTTATCAAGTGATGCACTTGCGTTTGCGCCAATCAATACAAAATTCGCAGTATCCGTAAGAGATGTCTGGAATGTGTACGTTTGACCACCAATAGTGACAGTGTCACCGTTGGTAAGAGCCACACCTGTTGAGGTGATTGTCGATTGCGCGTTGTTCATTAGGTTGAAGTACTTGCCTTCATCCGTAGCAGCGGCGTTTCCAGAGGCCATTTGGACCAAGTATTTTGCGCTTGGTTCTTGATTCACGAGTACCTTTACGGTACCGCCGGCGTTACCAAGAGCGGTTTTAACACCGGTATTAGCAACCCTTTTAGAGCGAGCAATATTCTCGGTGTCTCCACCTTGAACAAAGCCCAGCAATCGCTTTTTTGAAATCGAAGTAGTAGTCACTTTACCACTAGCGAGAGTAACAAAGTCACCACTCGTAACGGTAACGCCACTTGCTACAGCGACTTTGCGCGAAGCGGAATTGCTTCCACCATCTTCGCGGCCAATATATTCAGCAGCCATAGAGTATTTTCCCTTCTAATATTAACTTTTGCCTGTCTCTTTGATTAATCGTTCCTTCGATACGCCCATTTTCTGTGCGAGTGTCAAAGTAAGATTACTAAACTGCTTAGCGTTTCCGCCACCCTTCGCAGTCTTTTTAGGTCGATTCGGTCGGACAGGTGCCGCATCGCCCTTTAGCCCGTCAACAAGGTCTTGATTCGCTTTCGTCTTCACGTCGCGGCCTAGATAAGCATACGCTTTTTCCATCGCCTCGCCGCCCATCATAAGGCGTCCGCTCTTCTGGAGCTCCATCTGCGAGAAGTGTCGCATAAGCTCCTTGACCTCTTTGTTCAATTTAGGGTCGGTCATTACTTCGGGGTTATTATCAACGAATTCTTTGGTGTTTAACTCGTTCTTGGCTTTCCACTCTGTCTTTGCATTAGTGAGGAACGGGTCCTCTGCAACATCAGCTTGTCCGCCGCCATCACCGCCACGATCCGAACCGCCACCTGAACCACCGTTGCCGTCCACGTCCAATAATTTGAGCAGTTGCTTTCCGAACTCTGGGTCCTTATTTGCAGCTTCTCGTATGGCCGTAACTTGACGCTCGTATGTTTCTGCGCGGTCATTCGCATCATTAAGCTGTGTAGCTTGATCGATATACGCACTTTCAATATTCTTCGTGTAAGATCCCCTCTTACCGTCACCCTTGAACTGGGGCAATTTCACATCAGATTTTCCATCATCATCGGCATTGGCTGCATCATCGTCGTCGGCGCCATTTCCTGCGTCGTCGTCTCCGCTACCATCATCGTCGTTGTTGAGGTCGTCTGCCTCCGCGTTTGCACCACCCTTATCGGCTGTGTCTAATTTATCATCATCGTCTTGATCGTCCTCTGCCGCTTCACCCGGAGCATCCGGGGCGTTTTGGACCGCATCACGAATCTGATCCTGAAAACTACCTTTAGGTTTTGCATCTGCATCATCGGTTTTATCTGCCATTTTAAAATACTCCTGTCGGTCTCTTTCGAGGGTCCCGCATTATATGTTAATACCATCACCCCGCTTGGCTGCTTGGTGATCAAGTAGGGGCTGCCTACTTAACCTTGGAGATTAATTCGCGTTGACCGGGAGTGGATGAGGCCGGCTTAGGTGCCGTTTTCTTCTCGGTTCTTTTATCTTCCGCCTTATTGAATTGCTTAACAATCTCTTCAATCATTTTTGGAACGTATGCGTTCTCTGCGGCACACCCTCGGTAAAATTGTACATTCTCAATAGTCGGTTGGCTATTGATAGAAGTAGTTGCAATTTGGATCGCCCGTTGCTTGAACCAAACATTTTTTAAAATATTCCATTCAGGACTGGCTACCAATTTTGCGAGCAAAACCTTTTCCGTCTTGGTGATATCAATACTACCAAGCTTATATTCTTCGTTGAATAGGTTATTGCGATTTCGAGGTGCAAGTGGTGTTATGTCGTCGTTCGTCTTTTTCATATTATCCTTATTCTTATATTTTATGCAAGTTTTATGCCATAGCCATCGCTGGTTGGCCTGCCGTCACGTCTCCACCCGTCACTGGCGCAGGAAGCCCAGTTGAGGAATCAGGCACACTCGGACCGCCTGGCATTCCTGCAGGCACCGCATTCCCGCCACCTTGACCGCCCGCTCCACCGCCCTGTGCGGCCGCAGCTGCAGCTGCAGCAGCGAGCGCAGGGTTTTTAGCGATCTCGTCCTGGACGTGGAACTGGAATGCGGCCTTAACCGGTGCAGACAGTGCCTTGTAGGCGTCTGATTCCATAAAGTCGAGGTGTACTTCATTATGACGTTCACTGGCCTTAGGCGTGCCAGGAAGCTGGAAGATTTTCCCATCAATTTGCATTTGTACAAATATCTGGTTTTCTTGTTCAGCCATCATGCGTTGCTCGTCGTCTGAAAGCCCACCGCTCATCATCCAGTCGCCAGGTGATTCGTCGTTAAGCTCAACCACACGGGCAATAGATTTCTCGAGATCAAGGAACCGGGCGAATAGTGGGTTGCCGGCAATCTGTCCGAACATCTCATTAACCTGGGCCCGCTTAATAGCCCGTGAAATAACCGGCGTGCTCTCGGCATCCATGATGATATCGAAATTACGCTGCATGTAGCGTGCATACGTAGGGTCAAGTTTGAATGAGGACCATCCTGGAATCTTGTACGTGGACAATTGCACATCCTCGCCCTTTTCCGGATCGCCAGTAATCTCATATTCAAAGCCTTCAACGCGAATTGTGCGGTAGACCTTCTCATCTTTGCGTTCGTTGTCGACAACAATAGATTCAAGGCGCTTCGCCGTGTAGTAGAACTGGATATTTGACCATTTCTTTTTGCCAAGACGCACCAGCGTGTTCCAGTTGGATAGCGTATTAATCAAATTAATACGTTGCTGCGCAGTTTCCTTCACAATAGCCGCTTCGGTAGCAGTCCCCCCCTGTTGCATAGCAGGGCGATCATCCATTCCGTGTGCGCGGCGCTCATCTTCCTTCAAAGATTCATCCATACGGAGGCTCGAGCCAGGAACATCACCATATTCTAGGGCCTGGACAGCTTGATTGAGTGGCAATCCATTAGTGTTAAGGCGGATAATACCATGTGGGCGAGGAGTTAGGTCGTCTTCTGAAATATCAAACAAATCATTAACAATAAACATCTTGGAGATGTGCATTTTCTGGCGGTCCAAAGACATATTCCTGATCGAACGACGCTCTTCAACGAGCGAGTGAATGATAAATGGAATACCCATGCCGTAAATCTGGCCAGGAATAGGGTAAAAGCTCCACACATCCATTGGAAGTTCCTTGTGCTTTGATGGAAGAGGTGAGTTTCGGATCAATACGTTATTTGCGAGCACTGCGTAGGTATCGGTAAGGCGGTTCCAATAATGAATAAGCTCAACATCATCCTTGCCAATGTCATTCGCAAGCTTGAAATAGCCCACATTCTTAGGCAAATCACCGGCCGCAACTACCTGGTCGACATCCTTGAATGGTGACTTGTTCGCATATAATGATTTGAAAGTTTCAAATGGAATAACTTCACGGTATGCGCAGTCCTGGCCGTACTTCTGGTCTTCCGCGCCAGGGTCAAAGAATGCTGCAGTGTTATCGATGAAGCGGGTATAGACATCATCCCAATCTACAATCTTAGCTTTTTTGTATTTTACTTCACCCTCTGAATATGACACTGGGTCTTGGACATCCCGCGTCTCATAACGATATTCTTCAAGCGTAAATGCTGTGCCGCGAATCGCTGATGCGTTACGGGCTTTATATGTCTCTTGGTCAAATTCAGTTGTATCTAGTGCAAACGCAAAAATCGATCCGGCGAAATGTTCAAGAGGAGCATCTGCCGCATCGACACCGCGAATGAGTGGGCGTGGTCGTAAATTGATTGTTTCCTGCATGTGCGACTGCACAGCTGAAAATCCATCAGGTAAAATAACGTCAGCTCGCCAATCACGATCATCACGCTCCGGCGCCCACATACGATACATCTTATCCCCAAGGTCCCACTGCTTTTCCGCTTCAACGCGAAGCGGGTCTGATTTCATTTCTTGATAACGATCCCATACTTGGCGTCGCATGGGAGAATCTTTTTTGGTAGGTCTGTAGGTGAATTGGGTCTCTTTGCCGTCCGTGCTTTTCACAGCATTTTCGGTGCCAGGTTTCCCGCGATATTGTATGTAGTTTGCGTTATTGCTCATAAAGTTTTTAGTATCCTACCATAGGTGATCTAGGCTTATTTAACATATTAACGTAATCGCTATCAAGTGCGCTAGTCTTTTTCTGCGTACTATTTCCGCCATCCCCTGTCGGGCGTATACCAAGTTCCAAAATCCCTGAAAAACAATCGCTCACGTCGTCATGTTTGGCACGCGGGAATTTCGTCAGCTCGTCTTCCAGAATATCAATGTTCGGAGCTGCAATGCAGTGGAATACCTCATGCGCTTCATAGTAAGGGGCGAGAGCCCTGATTCGTTCCTCTTTTGTGCGTGGACGACTTTTAAACAAATGACAACGCAATGAGATGCCGCGCTTGCGTTCTTCCTGCCGCAACGTATATTCTATCGACTTTTGTGTTCCAACCACTTCCAGGCCCCAGCGAACGGGCTTAAAGATAGCATTTAGCTCAAACATCTTATCGATAATTTCCGAATACTTCATTTTCATACGCACGATATGTTTGGCGTAGAGCCTGCCGTGTGCATCAATGCCGGCAATCACAATGGCGCAATAGTCGCTGTAGGGTCCTTCATATGAGGGGTCAACCAATCCATACCAGTTTATTTTTCGCAGTGTCATAGCATGGCGTGATAAATACCTGAAATTCTCATGCTTAAATGTGGCGGTCTCATCGTCCACCGGGTTGTTCAAATATTGACAAGAGAACAGATACGCACCTTGAATACGGCGCATACGTTTTAATGTGACACGATTTAAACGCTGCGGGTAAAATTCCTCGCCAGTTTTGCTTAAAGCAGACCTGGTAATGAAATTAAAGTCTTCATGCTCTTCATCAATGATTTCTTGATAGGCATCCGAAAAGGCCCAGCGTGTACCAATCACCACTTGTGGACAGTTAGGATCGAGCAGGGAGTACACAAGCTTGCGGTGTTCTTTTACCTTGTCAATTTCTTCTGTGGTCTTTGTGTTAAGTTCCGAGTGAAGGTCGTCCAGGAATGCAATGTCATAGTGATAGCCGTTACGTGTAGCACCAATACCTAAACAGTCGATTGATGGTTCTTTACGTGCTCGAGTTCGATGTGCGAGCACAATCATCTCTGTTGACCATGCTTGCTTGCGGCTTTTTGCATCCGGGTAGATTTTCCAAAGCGTGTAGAATACGTCACGTAGTTGTTGATTCTCTTCATAGTGGCCTTTTATCTCCGTTAAGAAGCCTCGGGATTTCGTAACTGTTTCAGAATCAATTGCTATGCGATCTTCCGGGAAGTTCAAGTGCCATTGAATACTGCCGCCAATCGTGATTACAGACGTTTTAAGCGTGCCACGAGGCATGAGATAGAGCATAGACGTTAAATAGATGTTTACCTTGTCTCGGACGCTGTACGCGGCGTCTATGTTCGGTTCGAACTTACGTTGCCATGCGAGAAATTCTTTTTTCTCCTCGTCAGTAGGCATCCCCTCTTCTTCGGTGCGTCCGTAATCCGAGGGATATTCGTATTTAAGAGATTCCGCCGGGTCCTTTTTAAAGAGCAAGTGTCGAAACGATGCGCATAGCGGGCCATGTACCTTCGGATCGATAAGGTCCCCACCCCCGAGCACGTGCTTTACCAGGAAGAATAGATCGTACTTGCAGCGTTCAGCGATTGCCTGTTTGGCTCTTAGCTCGTAATCATTCATATGTTTTTATGATAGCACGTGTTTTCAAATTACCCCTGTTAAAAATCTGAAATAACTGGAGAGATTTCAAAAATTTATTGCGCGATTTTTTTTGGACATCCGCTTACCAGGTATCACTAATATAGAGATCGACGCGGCCCAGCTGGAACGGTTCGGGTGCATAGGGGGTGAGGTCGATGCCATGATCGCTATACAATGAATAGTAAAAAATACAAGGAATACAAAAATCAAAAACAATATATCATCAATAGAATAATGGGACATATGTCATACACATACGCGCAATGTATGTATGATACATGTACTATGTATACACATCAACAGGGGTGAGCAGGCTATGGGACGCACAACATATATTGTGCGACATTAACATATTTAGGCAAAGATGAGTATATACCCATCTTTTATATTACATCGCATACATCACGCCAGGTATATTGATACATGATTATGCTATCATGTGAGCTTTTGCGCAAATTCGTGTCTCCGGACGCATTGCGATAAACTAGATGCAACGTTGATGATTGTACAAAATAGAGCAAATATAACTAAATCATTATCCGAACGTTTACGGGGGTACAATCAAATATAAAAAATCTCTCCAGTTATTTCACGTACTTTATATCTGTTAAATACAAATACAACTTTTACCCAATATCCGGACATTTACAGATAAACACTGCATTTATTGAAAAACCCGGTAA